CTACGAACCGGCCAGCGACAGCTTGACCGCGAAGCCCAGGAACAGCGCGCCCGCCGCCGAGGTCGCCCCCGCCGACAGCCGCTTGCGGCGGCGGAAGGCGGCGGCCAGCCGGGTGCCGCTGAAGATCAGGGCGCTCAGATACAGGAAGCTGGCCACCTGCGCGAAGGCACCGAGCACGACGAAGGAGAGAGCCGGGTAGGCGTAACCCGGGTCGACGAACTGCACGAAGAACGAGCCATAATCCAAACGACTGCTAGCCTCACCACATGGCAACCACGCACCCGGCCCCCGACTGGACCGCAGACGAGCTGGCAGAGCTGGCCGATCTCCAGGCCAGGAACGACGCCCTACCCGAGGGGGCTCCGCGCGGACTCCTGTCCGTCCGGCTGTCGATCCTCACGGAGGACACGACAAGCCCCGCGCGGCAGGAACTGGACCTACGCCGACACGCGGCCAACGAGGGCATACGAGTCGTGGGCGTGGCTCGGGACCTTGGAGTGTCGGCCACCAAGAAGGCCCCTTGGGAGAGAAAAGAACTCGGCGACTGGTTGAACAACAGAATCCCAGAGTTTGACTCGATTCTCTTCTGGAAGCTGGACCGCTTCATTAGGCGGATATCCGACCTTCACGAGGTCATCAAGTGGTGTGGGAAGTTCGGGAAAAACCTCGTCTCCCTCAATGACACCCTCGACCTTACGTCGCCTATGGCTCAGGCTATGGTTACGTTCATTGCCGCTGTAGCCGAGATTGAAGCAGCCAACACCCGAACCCGCGTGGTGTCCCTTTGGGAGTACAACAAGGGTCAAGATCTGTGGAAGATCGGAAAGCCCATCTTTGGATACAAGAGCCAAAAAGACAAGGAGGGAAAGAACCGCCTGGTGCAAAACCCGGACCAGGTCCGAGTCATTCGATATATGGCAGACGCCGCACTTCGCGGAGTACCCGCCAACCGGATAGCTCTCGTATTGAACAGGGCCAAGGCACCCACGTACAGCGGTAGGTCTTGGAACAATCAGACGGTTATTCGCATATTGAAAAACCCTGCCTTGCGAGGCGTCCGGACTGAAGGCGGAACCAAGAAAGAGGGGTATCGGTCGACTCCGGTACTCGACAAGAATGGGAAGGAGCTCTATGTAACCAAAGAGCCGATCTTTAAACAGGAGCAGTACGACAAGATTCAAGATGCTCTTGCCAGCAGGAGCAAGAGCCGTAGGCGCAGTCCTACAAATAAGCGACCCACTCGCTTCCTGTACGTCATGAAGCACAAGCCGTGCACAAACAACATAGTAGAGACGAACGCCTATCAGACTCTCTCCACCGGAGAAGTGAAGGAATACCGCTATCTCCGCTGCCCCAAGTGTAGGAAGCCATCATTCGGGATGGCAGACCCCCCCTTCCTTTACCGGAACCTCATTGAGTCTGTCATATCCGCCCTAGGAAGCTATGAAGTGGTTCAACGTGAGTACGCCCGGGGAGACGAGAACCGACGCGAGCGAAAGCGACTTGAAGACTCCATTTCCTACTACATGACCGGGCTAGAGCCTGGAGGCAAGTTCGACAAGGCGGGATTTATTAAGGATAAAGCCGAAGAGACGCTAGAATCACTTATGACGGACTTGGCGAAGTTCGACCCCGAGTCCACCGAAGACAGGTGGATCTACCAGAGCACCGGCAAGACGTACGCTCAGCACTGGAATGAGGGCGGAATAGAGGCCATGGAAAAGGACCTATTGACTGCTGGAATAACCTTCGAAATGGAGAAGGATGAAAACGGCGAAGTGGTTGGGCAGCTCGTCATTCCACATGACGTAAAAGAACGCCTGGTCAAGGTTAGCAACGCCTGGAGCTAGCAAAAGGCCCCCTCCGATGGAGGGGGCCTTTTGTGTCATCCCTTAGACGGGAAGACAACATCAGCAATAACAGTCCGCTTACCTTCACTGTCTTGGATCACGGTTATAATCCGCACGCTTCCCCCAATCCAGAACCTTCGCGTCCCAGTCCGTTTCAGTCCGCCAAACAACGCGGAACACCCCAGCCGCTTTAAGACGGGGCAAACATCGGTAGCAAGGGGCGCGGGTCACGTACACCGTTCCCCCGTCAAGGTCTTCCCGCCGAGCATGAATCAACAGGTTCTCTTCAGCGTGAATGCTGATGCAATTCCCGTAGTCGCTTCCCGCCGGTACCTGTTCATAGGTCAGCTTCCCCCGAGGACAGGATCCCGCTAGGCAACCCTTGTCCCCCGGAACCGTCCCGTTGTAGCCAGAGGCGCATACACGGCGTTCCTGGTCTAGGAGAACCGCTCCTACCCTGCCCCTGGTGCAGTCCCCCCGGACTGCCACAGCATCGGCAATGCCGAGTGCCCACATGTCCCAGGAGGGGCGATCAGAAGGGCGCAGGTTCACACTCTTCTCCGATGATGAACCGCTTAGTCACGTCCTCATATCCAGGAAGAGTTAGAACGGCGGCACCGTCAAGGCCCCTGTCTCCGTAACGGGTGTACCTTCCTCGGAGGCTGTTCCGGACGAAACTGTCCGAATAGGCAACCCTGTGATCCCGGGTTCCGTACACCAGAAGGTATTTAGGCAGTTGGGAGAGGTCAGGCATACAGCATCCTCACGGGTTCGGGAATGGATCCGTCCGCCTTTCGGAGGACAATTACGTTAGTGCCGAAAGCCTGCCGCTTAGGGTGCCTGTCACTGGTTTCCTGCTTGCCCCAGTGGAACGAGGCCTTCACTTCCATGCGGAAACGGCCTTCAGGGCCTGCCTCAACTAGACCGATCTTCACTCGGCCGTGCGTTGTAGAAGCCGAAAGTACGGTGTCGCCAAGTTCGACAGGCACACCAAGAGAGTCGTTCATTCGCAGTCCATCTCAATGTCTTCGATCATTTCACCGGGCCCCAAATCTTCTCAGCAACGAGGCCGATGAATAGGAACGGCGATATCGCCAATAGGATGGCCGGGCCGAAGATGACGGCCGATCCGCGCTCGAACAGGTTACTTGACGCCGGACCAAGCCAGCGGTCAAAGAGGAGTCCGACGCCTAGGTACGCAAGGACAATGAGGACCACAGCGGCAGTCATCACGAGATACCGGCCTCAATGAGAACGATTTCAAGAATCTTAATCTTTGCATCGCCTCGGGCAACGGCTTCCCACTGTTCCATGCTGATATGGCGCTTCTTTGCCTCCTTGAGCCGCTTAAGGCGCCCCTCAACCACGTTCTTCAGTCTCTCGTCGGAAATGCTTACGGTCACTGTGACCGCATTCTTTGGGACGTTTTTCAGGTCGATGCAATCGTCACCGCGACTGCCGTAGTCATAGCTGTGGTAAGGCACTTCTTCTCCTCAAAGATGTACGTAGGGATACCAGCTTGAATGGCCAGATCCGCAGTCATGGAAGCGCCACGGCTCCCGTTCGCAATGAACGCCAAGCAGATATCAGCACCCAGGGCGACCATTTCCGAATTGCGTCGGAACCCTGCCGCCTTCCCCCAGGTGTTCCAATCGGCTGGATGACGCTCGATTCCCATCCCTATTGAGCGGGCGAATCTGTCGGCTAGGTGATCAGCCCCCCGAGGACAGGCCCCGTGCACAAGTAATACGTCGCAGGGCCTGCCTACACGCCGCACAAGCCGCACCAATTGCCACTCAAGTGCGGCAACGTTGATCCACAGTCGGGAGCCGGTGACCAACACCCTCATGGGGAGCTTGAAGGCTCCGCGTACTCGTCACACGCCGTGTAAGGAACGGCCGATACCGTGACCGAGTCGTTAGCCCCCGGCATGACTACAGTCGTTAGCTCCGTGTGGGACTTTACGCACGGCCGCGTGTCGTCCTCGCAGGCCGTGAGTGCGGCTGCCAGCACCAGGACACCGGCAGCAGCCGCACAGGCCCTCAGGAGCCCTGTCACCGGTTCTCCGTCAGAAGTGCGCTGAGGCGGATGGAGGCCTTGTTCAGGGTCGGATACCGCTCCTTGCTGTGGGGGCTATTCACTATCGCGTCTGTGGCCTCGTTTACTAGGTCGATGAGTTCGTCAGACGTCAGGTACAGGCAAAACGGGTGCTTAGTGGTCTTCGAATAGGCCCTCACTGCTCCTCCTGCGTGGTCACAGCAGGGATGCCCATGAGGTTGACCCACGTATCCGTGGACATGTCTTGCGCTAGCTCCGAAGGCACGCCGGAAGAGATGGCCTCCACGTAGACCGCCCCCGCAATTCGGGTGCACTTGAGGGCGTAAATTCCCTTCTTCTCCAGGAGCTTGTCATTCAGCTCCATTTCAAGGCCTTCCATGAGGCCTCCGAAAATGTCGCCCGCATCCGGCCCGCTGTCGTCGCTCATACCTTGCCCCCGTTCTCAAGCCACTCATTGTGAAGCCGGGCGATGTGCTTGGCCTCTTCCTTCTCGCAGAAGAAGGCGATGGGGCGGGCCCCTTCCGCTGGGGAGCGCTGGTCGCCCTCCAGCGTCACGCACCATCCACCACACAAATCGTCTTCCTGTGCCCGCCACCGCTGCGCGATGGCGTTGACTAGTGCTCCCATTGCTCCCCCTCCATTTCATCTACAGCCTGTCGACGCCACTCCTGGGACTCCTTCATGCGCTGCGATCCCTTCTGATAAAAATTCGGATCGTGCCAGTGGCAGCAGTACCACGCAGGCTTTTGGGTCCATCGAGACTTGGCCATCATCCGAGCCAAGGCGCCTCCTAATGCTTACTGTCTTCCAACTCAAGGACCGATCCCCAGGACCGGGCACCGATTTCCGCATCCGCCGGGATCAGTAGATCGTTGACTGAGAACTCCATCAGCTTGGAGCACTCCTGCGCGAGTTCCGTTGCATCCTTCTCCGGGAAGGAGAAGACCAGTTCGTCATGGATAGGCAAACGGCAATACTCCAGCAATCCCGCCCGGTCGATCTCCAGAAGCGCACGAGCCGTTACGTCTCGGGACCCTCCCTGAATGAAGTAGTTGAGGGCCCGGAACCACTTACCGGGGTCGACTGGCAGGCGTCGGCCGGTGGCTGTCCACACGTAGCCGGTCTTTCTGGCCTCGTCAGCCAACTTGCGACCAAAGGCACCGACACCCGGATAGGTCTCGTTGAAGGCCTTCAGGACAGCACGAGCCGTTTCCTCATCCACGTTGGCTTGCTGCATAAGTGCAGCCCATCCACCGCCGTACACCGTGAGGAAGTTAGCCATTTTGCCGATCTTGCGATCAACCCCCGCCGCATCTGCGGTTATCTGGTGCAGGTCCATCCCGTTGAGGAAGGCGTTAAGCATCGTCGGATCACGAGAGAACGCAGCAAGATAGCGCAACTCCATGTTGCCGAAGTCGATCGAGGCGCTTACGTGCCCCGACTCGGCCAGGAACATGTGCCGAACATAGCCGTCCCCCGAGGGGAAGGTCTGTGCAGGAATGGAGCCTGAAATACTCATCCTTGACGTTCTAGCCTGGAGACTATTTATACTCGCATGGACGCGATTACTGGAGTCCCGGCCGTCCAGCGCCTTCTGGAACCAGGTTTTACGCCACTTGCCAGCCTTACGCGACTTGATAACCGCATCGGCCATCGGATGCTTCAGCCCTGAAAGAACGTCGTCGTCCATGGCCAACTGGCCTTTGGGGGTCTTCTTGGTGAGCTTCACCCCTAGGCCCTGGAATGCCTCTGCCAGTTGCTGTGCCGAGTTCGGATTCTCGACCCCGAACGACTTCGCAACGTTCGCCCAGCGCTCTTGCTCTGCTGACAGCTCAGCACAACGCATTTCGGCGTACTCCACATCGAGGAGATAGCCGGTGCGTTCTAGCTTCGCTGTAACGTGTGCTAGACGATGCTCCCAACCGATGAGACCGTGAGCCTTTGTACGGTACGGAACGAGCCGATAGAGGATCTGAAAGAGCCGGTAGGCCCAAGCAGGGTCCATTCCGGCGTATAGGTTGTACTCCTCGTCATTGAGGTCTACTACCTTCCAGATCTTTTCCTTTGTCGTCTTGTACCGCTTGGCGATTTCCCGCATAGAGCCCTTGACCTGTTCGGCTGCCTGAGCGTCTATGTAGTGCTTTACCAGTTCTTCCAGCTTGAGGCCCGGCCCGCGCTCTTTTACGCCTCTCGGATCTACTAGGTGCGCCAATAGGGAGGTATCCCACATTTTCGGGGCCAGATCCTCCATGGGGATTCCCATGGAGGTCTCAACGGCGTGAAGGTCGAACGTGGCGTTATGGGCCACCAACCACTCAAGCCGAACCAAAGCCTCCCTGACCGCCTGGACGAACGCAGGCCCTCTCTCAATCGGGATTACCCAAGTCTCAGCCCCTGTGCCGAACTGGGCTAGACGAATTCGAAAATCATCGGCCCACCAGTCAAGGCCTGTTGTCTCCGTGTCGAACCCGGCTATCCGCTGCCCCCGGAGCCAGTCCCGGAAGGCTGTGAGGTCTTCCTCAGTCTCGACTACTCGAATGCGGACGGGACTGCCTTTTATGCCATAGGTTATGTACCTCACTCAGCCCCCGTTTAGCTCCTTGACGATGCCTCCAGAAGAAGGAGCACGACAACGACAATGAAGATTACGGTTATCACTTAACGAAGTCGCTTTCTCTCTTACTCACAGCACAGCCCCCTTTTTCCAGCTCCATGCAAAAGGGGGCCTAGCAGCCGCTAGGCCCCCTCAATCGACTAGCCCCTACTGAAAGCTGCCGTCCTTCTGCCTCCACAGCGGGTCACACTGTTCGTGCTTCTCCCGCGCGGAACAGAACATCGCCGCCCACGGGCCCTTTGCGCCCTGACCCTCCCGCAGGGTGCGTCCATGCGGGCAGGTGTCGTTGTCGGGGGCCGCCTCCGCCTTCGGCTGCACCTTGCCGTTAGAGAACGTCTTAGGGACAGCAGCTCCCCCACGGGAGGCGTTCCCGCCCCCACTCGTGCCCTTGTACGCCCCCCGCACCGCGTTGGCGGCCTGAGAGGTCAACTCCACGACACCCTTGTCAGCTAGGGCCTTGATCAGGTCAACCGTGTTCTGTGCCGCCTCGTCGGCAGTCTGGCCGTAAACCTTGGGCGTAATCCACTCACAGTCGAACCCCGCGCCTGCCTTAAGTGTTAGGCCGATGGCGAACTTGTTGGGGGTGGGTGCAACGTTAACGGTCTCAGTCATAGGCATAGCCTCCTTGGGCTTTTCTTTCTCGCCCCACGGGTTGGGGCCATCAAATGGATTTGGAGAACTCACTCACACGCTCCGGACAGGTGTAGGTTTCGTTACCCGCCTTGCCATTCGCCCCGTGCAGCGCACGGCACACAAGTACGGGGTATCTTGCTCGGAATCGCGGACAGTCTGGCCCACGCCTAAATTCCGTGTTCACGGTCTTGGGTTTTCGGCTCATGAAGCCACCCTCAGGTCCCGGTTCATCTTCCGGGCCAGGGCGTCAACGGCCCTATTGGCCGCCTTCCGCTCTGTATCGTCAGCCATTGGCAGCCCGTACACGTAGCGCTTCATCAGTAGCGCCTTTGTGTGCTTGGGAAGGCGATTGAGGGCTAGAGAGGCATCCATGCGGGCGGTAAGAAGGCTGTCGGTTACGCGGCACTTCAAAAGGTCGTCGTGTCGCCCCAGCATCTGACCGATTTCCTCATCGGAGAGAACGAACGTCTCCAATGCTTGCCTGGCCTCCATCGGGGTGTAGTAGTACCGCCCGTCCTGCACGTCCCGCGCATCGCGTTCTGCTGAGGCAAACTGCGTGCCGACCTTTCTACAGAATCCGTAGAGGAAGGCGGGGTCTTCCCACCGTTCCTCTAGGGACTTTCGCCGCTCGTATGCGTTCATAAGAATGTGTTGCTTTACGTCGTCCTTCTCAACCACCGCCCAGTTACGAGCGATGGATCCGGCGACACTATCGGCAACGCCCCCTACGTGCTCCCAGTCAATCTCAGTCATGAATTCCCCCGCTTCGCGAAACGCCCCCCGGCGCCTCGCGCAACCTTCCCGTATCTGGTTCCCTCAACAACAAATGAGGCATCCCGACGAATATCCACGGCTACCGGCGAAACGTCGTGGTCCCCCACGTACAGAATGCCGAAACCCGATTGCCAGTTAGCCACAGCCCCCGGACCCAAGTATTTCGCCTTCCTTGGATCCATCATGTGTCCGACTTCCATACCCCACCGCATTCCCCCGAGGTGCGATGGGCCATGACGACGAATACCAAGCCTGTGAGTGTGGCCCATCACCAGATTCACGGTCGCCTTGCTTGCATGACCGTAGGCGGTCGTACCGGCGATACTGGAAAGGCCCTTGATCTCGTGCCCGTGGATAAGGGCCGTGTCTGGCCCCACCCTATGAAACGGAGGAGTCAAGTCAATCCCGAAGGCGTCGAACTCCAGAAGCTTGGAGAAATGAAAGTCGTCCGCGTATTCCGCGAGGGCAGGAGCCTTGGCGCTCAGGTAGGTTCGCGGGCGTAGATCGTGATTGCCTTCCAGGATTCCGAAGGGACCGTCATAGACGAGCCGGATTGGTTCCAGGACCCGTTTCTTCGTGATGTCCGAATCACTCTTGACCTGCTGTCGATACTCGTACCGAGTGCCCTCGTTCCAACGTGAGGGCGTCTCGTAGTCGTTCAGGTCTCCAATTTGGTACAGCGCGTCCGGCTGATAGTCCTTGATGAACGCAATGACGTTGTTTAGTGACTTCGGGTCGTGGTAGGGAACCTGAAGGTCAGATAGGACTACGATTCGCTTCAAATGGTCTCCCCCATCGCGTGTGTGTACGCCTCACCCCAAGGCGTTGATTCATCCTGCTCAAACTGAACGTCCCCCAGAACGTGAGCGACCCCCCGGCCGGGACCGCTCACCACATCCTTGAGCATCTGCACCGGCGTACGTCCCTCGTGCTTACGGAGTTCTTCTAGAGGAACACCAAGTCGATGCAGGACAACGCCCACTACGCATCCGGCACTCACCGGAGCTCCGGCCTCGTCCGTGTGCACGTAGAAGCAGCTCAGGTTAACCCCATCGTCGCCACTTGTTCCCACCATGTATTCCGGGCAGGAATAGACGTACTCCGGGCGCTCGGAAACGACTTCCCGGAGCATTTCAAGAACCTCAGCGTCGGTCGTCTCAACCACAGCAATACCTTTCGAGTAAGAGTCAACACAGTGAGGCCCCCCAGCATCGTGAAGGGCCTCACAAACAACTATCGGTTAGGCCGCAACCGGAAGGCTGACGGTAGCGCCATAATCGTTTTCCATCTCCTTCAGGGCCCTCTGAAGGGCATCACTCCAGGAGCGTCCACAGTCCTGGTAGTACTGCACCTTCCGCAGCAGCCCCGCAGTCTCTTGCCCAACGCCGGTAATGCCGAGCATGCTCATCGCGAAATTCGACCCCAGCCCTTCAGCCCTCTTGAAGTCCTTCAGGGGAACACCGAGCCGGTGCAGGACCTGACCGACAATGCAGCCGGGAGACTTTGTACCGTCCTCGTTCTTGTGAACATAGAAGCAGGATCGGTCATCCGAAGTAAACCTCATCGACTCCGGGATCTTGTACACCTTGTCCGGGTTTTCGCGGACAACCTCCGCAAGGGTGCCGAGAATCTGCTCATCAGTGAAAACGTAGCTCACTTGTTTTCCGCTTTCTTGATTCGATTGATTTCCCGCTGCACGTACCAGAGGGCCTTCTCAAGGTCTTCCAAGTGCTTTGCCGGGTCTTTCTTTCCGGCCCGGCACAGGTACTTCACGGCATTGCCGGGGTTAAAGGGAAGGTTTTCCGTTAGGTCGATGACCTCTGCCCCATTGGACCAACCCTCGGCGTAATGGCTGGGGTGGTTGACGCTGTCCTTCAGTACCTTCGCCCGAACATGCGACTCAAGCTCGTTTTCATGGAAGTAGAGATGACGGACTATGCCGCCAACCACAAGCTTGACTCCGTACGGATACTCAGTAGAGGCCGAGGAAAGCACCGAGAAGACCTCGCCCAGACGCTCAGAGAATGGACCGGAGGTCACACGCACGAGGTCTTTCGTTTTGAACGTCACAGTCCGACCCTTTCCTTAAGAGCCTCTGCCCCTTCAAGCAGGTACGTTGCGTTTGAGTCCAGATTCCCCGACATTTCAATGATCTTGGAGTTTGGCAACTCACCGGCCAGTGACTCCATGAACTTGAATCCGGCAGCGTCCTCGGAGATCAGATAGAGATTCCGGTAGCCGAGGAAAGCCGGTGTCCAGTAGTCCCGCCACGTGCCCGTACCAGGAGCCCCTACGGCTGGTGTACCGGCCAAAGTCCATGTCATTGCGTCTAGCTCCCCTTCGACCATCACAAGGTGAGGAGAGGGCGTGACCAGGGCAGCAGTGTTGTAGATCCTCGGCGGATCTCCGGGAAGCGTCATGTACTTCCCGTGTCCGTCGTGGTGCTCTTTCTGCTGCTTCTCAAAGAAGTACCGGCCGTCAGAGTCCTTTACGCACGTGTCCGCCACGCAACGAAATCTGACGGTAGCCACGGAATCGTCTCCGCCCGCCGGACGCAGGTAGGGGATAGCAAGAAACCCGGTAAAGCGCTCATGTCCAGGTATTGCCGAAGCGACATACCCCAGACCGAATGACGCTGCTACGTCGCTCAGACCCCGAGCCTTGACGTATTCCGCTGCCGGACTTCCCTGGTACTGCTCGTGGTACGTCCGCGCCATCGCCACCCCATTGGGAATGCGCGTATTCTTTGGCTTCAGGGAAGCCACAGTTCCTCTCCCTCATGATGACCGCATAGGAGTCTTCGGAAAGGTTGCATCCGAAGCAATTCCAGCGGTCGTTATCAAGGTCCACACTCGCAGACGGGTTAGAGTCTGGGTGGCCCGGAAGGGGGCAGGGGACTTTCACCCGCCCCCTTCCGGGCTTCGCCTGAAACCCGTAGTAGTGATTCAGGACCTCAGCTATTGGCGGCTTAGATCCTCGTTCACTCAAGGAACGTCAGACCCAAATGGAGTTCTTGGCGCTTCCCCCGAACCGGACGGAACCGTTCAGCTCACGCTTGAACTTGTTCTCCACTCCCGCCTTGCGCAGTGCGAAGTACACCGCATCGGTGTACTTGCGGGGAGAGGTGACGGGGTCGCCCATCACGTGCCCGGTGAGGGTCGCAAGCGCCTCCGCCTCTTCGAGGGAAAGGGCCAGCTCAACCCGCTTGATCGTGCTTACCGTCTTCGTCTCGGTCTCGACCTTAGCCATTTTGACTCCCACATCTGTGCAGCAAGAGTGCTGCATTGTTGTTATTGATTTGTGATGGACGGCTTAGAAGGTGTCGAAGGGCCCCTGGAACTGAATGCTTCCGGTGCGCTGCTTGTTGAACTTCTCCGTCACACCTGCGTCAAGGAGCGCGTAATACACTTCGCTCGTGTACTTGCGGGCACTCTTCCCGCTGCCCCCGACCGATCCGGTAACGGTGAGAAGTGCAGCCGCCTGGTCCTCGGAGAGGGTGAGCGTAAACGTCTTGGTCGTAACAGTGGTGGTCTGCGCAGTGGCCTTAGCCATCTTGAATCCCCTTGTTGGCGTATCTCGGTCCTAGGACTCTCCAGGCTGGATAGTCCTCTAGGTAATCGGCGGCCCGCCTCAGAACCTCAGGCCGGTCCCTAGCCCCCCGCGCTAGAAGCTGACCATTGCAGCGGGCACACAAAAGGCCGCGTACCGCCTCTGTCTTGTGACAGTGGTCCACGGCCAAATTGGTTTTGCGTGTTTCCCTACAGATTGCGCACCGACCATCCTGGAACTCGAAGAGTTTTTGGTAGTCGCCGGGGCTCAGCCCGTAGGTTTTTTCGATCCTGGCGTTTCGTGCTGCCGTTCGTCTACTCGATTTACGGCAGGCAGAACAGATCTTCCCCCGAGGAGAGGTGTAGAACCTCTCTGATCTGTTCTTACCGCATTTCTGGCACTGCCGGTAACCCTTTTTGGGTTCGGCCATTAGACCCCCGTCCTGATGGCCCTTTCCAGCTTCGTCATTTCCTTGAGCTGCGCTCCCTCGTCAACCATCATGAACAGGTTGAACAAGGGAACCGCCTTCTGAAAGTCGGGACGGTCCTTGACGGTTATCACAGCCGTCTTGACGCCGCCTTTCGCTACCGCGGTAAGTACCTTGGACAGTTTGAAGAGGTTCAGGCGCCGAGTGTCGGTTATCTCGACAATGAGCGCCAGGCCCTCGGTGTCCACGCTCGTCAGGTCCAGGTCAGGGAATCGCTTCTCCAGCGCGAACCCGAATTCTCGGGTGGCCTGAAAGCCTCCCGTGTGCTGGCGGCCGGACTTCTGTCGTGCGGCCGTGACGAATGCGCTGCTGTCCACGGTAGGCCCGCCTTTCCCCGCTGCTCAAGTGATTTCAGACGTAAGCCGGAAGCTCGTCGTCTAGGTCTTCCAACCGCAAGTTGGTGCGGTTGAGCCGGAAGCTCGCGAACGTGCCCCCGGACGAGTCCTCAAACCCCTCGCGATTCTTGACCGGACTGAAGTTAAGAATGCGCGAGTTCATCCCGTCAATCTCTTTATGAGCGGTCAGGATGAGGTTCGGTACCCGACTAATCTGGCCCTTCACCCCAGATAGAGGAATGGGGTTGAGTCCATCGGCGTACTCACCCTTCACATGGTGGAGCCCTAGCACATGAGCGTTAGTGACTCTAGCCATTTCGGAAAGGTACTCACACAGGCCTTCCAGCCCGAACGTGTAACTCTCCGCATCACCCACGTTTCCCGTGTCAACGTTTGTGACGTTGTCCACGATGATGAGGTGTGGGTTAATGTTGTAGATCTCGTAATAGCACAACAGATGACGCTCAATGTCTGAGGGCTTCGGCCTCGCGTCAAAGTTATAACGCAACCACCAGCGGGCCCCTGTGACCTTTTCGTACCTGCTGAAGTCCCCTCCCAGTAGGGCATCCTTGACCCCTTGGACGTTGTCCCCGGTAATCATGGCTGTTGCCCTGGCTGTTTGAGTTGCTGCGGAACTGTCCGCGCTGAAGTAGAGACACGGTATGTTCCCCCATGTGGCAAGCATGGCAGCGAACAAGGACTTTCCGGTTCCTGGTCCAGCAGCCACGAGGGAGAATTCTGACCGTCGAAACTCGACTTCTAGCTTGGAAAGTCCCCGGAAAGGGTGGGGTATTGGCTCACCCGCCGCACCCCGGATCTCTACCGACTGAGCCAGTGAGTACACCTACTCCCCTCCTTCCTTATCTGTGCAGTTTCACCACAACACAACTACGAGGGGATTAAAAAACCCGCAAAGTGCGGGATATCCAATCGCAGAGTAGGGCTGGTGCCCTGCTGTGGCAAGTCGATTGATTAGCGCTTGAAATTACAGGCGTGGGACACGTCGCAGAAGCGGCAGCCGAAGCCTGGGTTGGGTGGGAAATCTCCTCGTTTCACGCCCTCGTCCATCCTGGCGTACTTCTCCCCCACCTGGTCCTCAGAAAGCTTGGACATGTCGATGGGCCTGCTCAACCCGCCCTTCTTCGCCATGTACCAGTCCGCCTTGTTGGTGACCAGTCCCAAAACCTTCCGGACAAGGATGGTGTACGTCTCTAGCTGAAACTTGCTCTTGGTGGATCCGGTCTTTAGGTCTCGGACCCTGACTGACTCGTCCGGTTCCTCAGGTAGTTGATCTATATACCCTTGGACCTGCACACCGCCTATCTCTGCTTGAACGTGCAGCTCGACACCCAAGCGGCCGTCAGGGGCCTTCCAGAGGCTAGGCCCGTGCTCCTTGGACCAGTTCACATAGTCTGCTGCCTGTTGTCGCCCTAGGACGTATCTAGCCTCAATGTCGCTCCCCCCGTCCGGTCCTGCCGTCAACCATTTGCTGAGATCAGGCTCTTTGTCAAGAGCCTTGATGGCCGCTTGCGAATAGCCCTGGCTGAACAAGTCGGCCACGGTCCCCGCGTCAGCTTTCCGGCCGCCTCGCTCATACTCCTCAATGGCCGAGTGAAAGGCGGTTCCCTGTAGAGACCAAGCAGCCGGGCGAGGCGTAATGCCTTCAACCCGGCGTAGGAAATACTGATGCGCACACTTGTCTAGGTACTGCTCCGTTTGTGAAACGGACCTGACCATAGTCCGTATGCGCTCGTAGCGCTCAGACAATAATTGTTTTCCTCGATTCTCCTTCAAGGGCAGCCGGAACCACCACATGAACCTGAAAGCTGCTCGACATGGCAAGTTCAGGATGAGGTCTCATCCACACGTCCGTGTCAAGTACCTGCATCCGCCAGGGTTCCCCCACCTTTCGGCCGAGGTCTTCCAGGGCGTCCACATCTTCAGGAAACACGCAATCGGTCTCCACCACAACGTAATAAATGCCTGCGCCGTCCGTCTCAACTCTCGTGATGAGCAGGCTCTCAGAGTGGTACTCGTCGTCCCGACGCACCACAGGAGCCGTCTCCAGGATCCTGCGGGCCTGGTCCGTGCTCACCGGCCCCGCCGCTACCGTCCACAGGATCACGACCACCGCCCCCGCTTGCTTCGCCCGTTCGAACGCTCGTCCGATGCGTTCTGGTCACAGACTCTAACCCTGCGTTAGTGGAGGTCTCACCTCCGATTTACTGTGACTCATGTCACACCTTCACATGTCGTTCACAGCACAACCGCAGCAGGCCCGCACAGGTCTAAGCCTGTCGGGCCTGGTCAGCGCACCTCTTACTGACTCCCCTGTCAACAGGGTGCGTGGGCGGTCAGTATCCCCCGGCTCGGGGCCGGGCCTCCCCCGCTACCTCTCTGCGTGCCGGTCGTTGTCCTCCAGCAGCGCGGTTCTACCGTCCCTGGGCACACCTTCCGGCCACCGGACGACCAGCAGGCCGTCTGAAGCCTCCCTAGGGACGTAGGCGAAGCCGGGGCCGTCCATCAGGTCCAAGACGTACCCCTGCCTCACCCGGTTCAGGAAGGCCCGAACGTCCAATTTCGCCCGCTCGGTTAGAGTTTCACCCATTTTATTTCGCACATAGCCACGAAGCCCACGAAATGACGCCTGCTGGGTAAGCCGCTTCTTTTCTGGGTGCTGAGATATGTCCCAGGGAATCACAGAAGAAACGGGGCTTTTGGGGCCCTTGCGGTAAATCTCAATATAGTTGAGCCGGTTGCCTACCGCCTGCTGAGTCACCCCGAACTGTTTGGCGATTTGCGTTTCATTCAGGCCAGCAGAAAGTAGTTTTTGAAGCTCATAGTCACTGGGAAGCACCATCATAATTTCGCCTTCTGCTGCCAAGAGAAGCTGTTTGCCATGGAAGAGTCCAAGGGTTAGGCGGACCTTACCGCACCTTAACTAGTGCCTCACATGCCGGTCATGGCTATGTAGCCAATGTGACCTACGTCTCAGTGTAGGCGTGTGGCGTCCGGTAGCCCATCGGAGGACACCTACGTACTAAGTGAGAGAGCAACTAAGGGAAGGAAGTTTCCTACCGTGACTAACCTGACTCACACTTAGTTCAACCTTTTGTAGAAAAAGTAACTACTAATGATCTACCCCTTGTTGAGTCTCCCTGCGGGCCACGGCCCAGGTTGAGAGCCAAGGGGGCGTGGCCCCGGTGCTAGACCAGAACCCACCGGGGCCACACTCTCCCGTTGTGAGGGTGGCCAACGGTTAATTGAACGTTAAGGATTGTAACGAGTCGATCACGGCATAGGAGGTGCAGCCGATGCCTCGTGCCGCTTCTGTCTGCTACGTCCGGGGATGCACCAAACGCACCACCTACCGGGGGAGGTGCCCTGACCATGCCCCACCGGCCTGGGAGACCACCAGTGCCAGGAACCGCGAGAAGGGCCCTGAGCGCCGGTCATGGGACCGAGTTGTGAGGCCAAGGGCGTTGGCCCGTGACTGCTTCGCCTGCGTTCTCTGTGGTGTCCGCGAGGGCCTGGAGGTGGACCACGTTCTACCTATTGCTAAGGGCGGGTCCTGGTCCTTGGACAACGCACAGACGCTCTGCCGGAATTGCCACCGGGAGAAGACACAGAACGACCGGCACGGCCGGTAGCGGCTCCTAGCTCAGTCAGGGGAGAGCAGCGGGGTGAAATCCCGTAGGCGGTGGTTCAAGTCCACCGGAGCCGACAAAGGGGAATGGTGGAGGCCGGTGGGTACCGGCGCGCGGGGTTTACCGCGTGATTGGCCTCCAGGGGTTCGAGTCCCCCCACCTGCACCCGGCCATGCTTCCTTAGCTCAATGGATAGAGTACCGGCTCGTCATGCCGGTGGTTGCCGGTTCGAATCCGGTAGGGAGCGCTTTGGGTGTAGCTCAGCGGTTAGAGCGCGGGCCTGATATGCCCGGTGTCGCGGGTTCGAATCCCGTCATCCAAACTTGGAAGGTTGACAGAGTGGTAATGTGTCGGGTTGCTAACCCGAAGCCGGGCTAACGCCCGCGCAGGTTCGATCCCTGCACTTTCCGCCCTGGAAGGTCGGATATTGGCGTATCAAGCACTCTAGAAAAGTGTCGGGCTGAACGGCCTTGGGGGTTCAACTCCCCCACCTTCCGCAGAAACTATGGCGTGTAGCTCAATTGGGAGAGCACCACTTTTACAAAGTGGGGGTTGTCGGTTCGAGTCCGACCATGCCAACTTGTGTGTTCGACAATAGGCCGTGACTGGCCGACGATAGGCACCATGGGCGAAACCGGCCCTGACTGCTCGACTAGTCATCGGGTAAGCGGGCGGCGAGTAGCCCTAAATCTTTGGCGTATAGCTCAACGGAGAGAGTGTGGGGTTACGGACCCCAAGATGGGGGTTCGAATCCCTCTGCGCCAACTTTGGGTTGTGTGGTGTAGTGGTAACACGCCTGCCTTGCATGCAGGAATGGCGGTTCGAATCCGACACGATCCACGGGCGTTTGAGCTAGAGAGAATACCGGCGAGTGTGCGCACACGGACCGGAAAGGTACCTAGCGAGTGAGTCACCGACTCCACGCACACCAATGGCGTATAGCTCAACGGTAGAGCGCGGCACTGTTAATGCCTAGGTTGCTGGTTCGAATCCAGCTATGCCAGCGAGAGGGTTCCCGGCATGAGCCGAGCGGGATAAAGCAAAGTGGGCGAGGCGGCCCCGCCCTCGTGAATGTGGGGTAGCTCCCCTGATCACAGACCTACTTGGATGCATACAGGTAACGAGTGATCGCGCGTTTAGTTCAGTGGCCTAGAACTCTCCCGCGAAGGGGGAGACGCGGGTTCGAATCCCGTAACGCGCCTATGCCTCAATAGCTCAGTTGGTAGAGCACCTGTTTAGTAATCAGGACGTCGGGGGTTCGACTCCTCCTTGAGGCCCCATTCTCCGTTCGTATAGCGGCATTACGTCGGGCTCTGGACCCGAAGAGTGTGGTTCGAATCCATGACGGAGAGCTTTAGCGGGATAGCGCAGTTGGTAGCGCGCCGGGCTCATAACCCGGAGGCCGTGGGTTCGATCCCCACTTCCGCCACGCAGGGAAGACACACTGATTGGCCATTGAGAGGGTTCACGATCGGGGTGGGTCATGGTGCGGGTTGGTTGCCCGTGCCACTTTGGTTCTGTAGCTCAGTTGGTAGAGCGGGGGACTCTTAATCCTCTGGCCGTAGGTTCGAGTCCTACCAGAATCACCTAGCACGCTTGGCCCTATTACGTGCGTTCTGCCTCTCACGACGGCAAGCGTTGCAGGTGGATACCTTGCCATTTGGACCATTCTTGTTTGGTCCGTACTCTGTCCAGTCCTTATAAACCCTGCACGCGGAGCAGTACCGGCCGTTGTTGTCCCACCGTACGGGATTATGCACTGATGGAGTGGCATTGTTCCGGCACACCGCGCATAGCACGCGATGTTTAACAGGTGTTGCTAGCCACCAAACAGGTGCTCCTGATTCGCCCATTTGGGAATTGTAGCACGTAGGTCATGCCCCCTTAGGCAAATTCGGCAAAGCCGCCTGTCTTAGGAACAGGAGTTTCCCGGTTCGAATCCGGGAGGGGGTACGGAGCAGTCAGCGAACCGTAATGGGTCAACGAGGGGCATGCACTCCCCTGTCACGGTGCAACCCGTCGTGACCTGACTGCAATGGGACGTGGGGTAATTGGAAACCCGTCCGGTCTCCAAAACCGGAAGACGTAGGTTCAATTCCTACCGGCTCAGCAGTGGCTGATACCGCCTCTGTCTGCTTGACCGACTAGAGACATGCTTTATCAGCAACCACCCTGGCGTTATACGAGGTGGCCCGAACATGCGGTGTCGGGGTAATCGGCGCAGACCCGCTTAACTCCGGATCGGTCCCGGGGGTGGGTTCCTGGATAGCCGACGACGTCGGAGAGTCGTACCGGGCTGTAAACCCGGCGCTTTGGCTTAGGGGGTTCGAATCCCTCGCTATCCACAAGGGTCCTGCTTGGCTTCGGCTAAAGGCTGGCCCCGCATCTGGCTATAGCTCAGTCGGAAGAGCGTCCGCTTTGGGAGCGGAAGGCCGCAGGTTCGAGCCCTGCTAGCTAGACCACCACCAGGCCCTCCGGGAGGGGGCGACAACAACAACACTGCAACAGGGGTGCTGCACAGTGCACAACGTCGACGACCAGGCCCAGAACGGTCCCCGCCTGCGGGACGCTGGCCAGCCCACCAGGGCAGCTCAGGCCCGCAGTTGGCGGCATGAGGCCCTGTCTGAGCTGGAGGATCTGGAGGAGCTGTATCCGGGCCTGCCGGGGGTGCGACTGTGACCCGAGGACCCTCCCCCAAGCCCAACGCCGTCCGCCGGAACGTTCACGAGCACGCCCAGCAGCTCCCCACGGAGCCTCAGTGCGGTAGGGAGCTGCCGAGGGCCCTGGGGGTCACTACGGGCGGCGCACGCCGCTTCTGGAAGACCTGGTCAACCGCTCCTCAAACTGCTGTTTGGGTCGAGACCGATTGGGCCGAACTTGAAATTACCGCGAAGCTGGTTGATGAATTCTTCAAGGGTGACGTGAAGTTGGCGGGGGAAATCCGTCAGCGGGTGGCTAAGTGGGGTGCGACTGTCGAGGACAGGAATCGCCTCCGAATGAAGCTGGAAGACGATGAGCCGTCTTCTCATGGGGACTCTTCGGGTGAGGTTGCGGTAGAGGCTCATGTATCTGATGAAGCGCTTTGGAAGATGCTTAGCGAAAACTGATTAGGTGGTGAGGCCTCTTGCAGACTGGAAACCTTCCTGTAGGGGTCCCGAAGCCTACTGAGACTCTTGGGTATCAGATCATCCGATGGTGTCAGACGTACATTGTTCAGCCTGACGGAGACAGGGCCGGTGAGCCCTGGGAGTTCACTCCCGAACAGCTCCGCTTTGTGTTGTGGCTTTACGCTATCAAGCCTGATGGATCCTGGCTTTACTCGGCTGCCACTCTAAGGCGGGCAAAGGGCTGGGGGAAGACTCCTCTTCTTGCAGCTCTCGCCATTGTGGAGTTCATCGGACCTTGCCGTTTCGCGGGTTGGAATGCCTTTGGTCTGCCTATAGCCAAGCCCGTACCCCTGCCTGTTGTCCAGCTTGGAGCCACGGCGCTAGACCAGACAGAACAGACTATGGACATGATCCGGGGAATGCTTTCCGAATCGCCTGCCGAACGAGTCTACGGGCTTGATATCGGAAAGATGACGGTCCAGTTCAAGAGCGGCAAGCCGGGGTCTATCAAGCCTCGTGCTACGGCCTCCAGGACCAACGAGGGGAATCGCCCAACCTTTGTCCGGACCCCGGTGGATTAACTTCTGTCGGGGTCCGGACGAGTACGTGATTCGTACTTATGGATGAGGTACACCATTGGGTTAGTAGTAATGGTGGTCCTGACTTCTATCAGGTTTTGAAGCGCAACGTGGAAAAGACCACTAAGGCAGGCAGCCGGTGGTGTACCACGACCAACGCGTATAACCCTAATGAAGACTCCGTGGCTCAGATCATCTTTGAGTCTGCCATGGTTTCAGAGGGTTACTGGCTGTACGACTGCCTTGAGGCGAGTATCGACCCCGAGGACATTCGGGATGAGGGGAAGGTTCGAGCGGCCCTCGTTGAGTCCTACGGCGACGCCTCATGGGCGGATATCGACGGACTGACACGAACAGTTCTCTATGACCGTACGACTCCCGACAGCACCTATTGCCGGTTCTTCTTCAACCAGATCGCGGAAAGTTCCGATGGCTGGATGAGTAAGACCGAGTGGGATGCGTGTTTCGATGATGCGGACCCGATTATTTCGGGCGATCAAATCGCCATCGGTTTTGACGGGAGTATCCGAGGAGATAGTACAGGTTTGGTGGGTGCCCGTCTACGGGATGCCAAGCTATTTGTGATCGATGTTTGGGAGCGTCCAGAGAACGCGCCGGACGAGTGGGAAGTAGACGTGCTCTCGGTAGAGGCGGCAGTTAAGCGTGCCTTTGAGAATTACCGTGTTGAATGGATGTACTGCGATCCGCCTTTCTGGCAGGAGAACATTGGTCGTTGGGCCATCGAGTACGGCGAGGACTATGTCTATGAGTTCTGGACCAACAAGCCCACAAGAATGACTCAGGCTCTTGAGCGATTTCGTACGGCCGTCATGGTTCAGGACCTGAAGCACGAGAACGACCACCGGCTTACTCGGCACGTCCTGAACGCTGTGACCCGTGAGGTATCTCAGGGGATTTTGATTCAGAAGGATTCACCCCGCTCTAAGCGGAAAATTGACCTAGCTGTTTGTGCCGCACTCGCCATGGAGGCAAGGGCAGATGCCATTGCGGATGGACGACTCAAGATACGTAGGAGCCGCGTAGTCGGCTTTTAGGGGGACTGCCTATGATTGTGCCACCAGGGAGTCATACGGCTTTTATAGGCAGACCGACCAAGCCGGATGAGTGGCTTTCGTATCTGTACGGCAAGATCCCCGGCCCTCGTCACCCGTCTCGTATCTACTCTGATTATTACGAGGGTGAACAGCAGAAGCTGGCTTTCTCACAGATGCGCTACAAGATGGCTTTTGCCGATGTGTTCCGTCAGTGGCGGGACAACTTTTGCGGAATGATTATTGATGCTGCTAATGAGCGTCTGACTGTTGACAGCTTCCGTATTCCCGGTGATTCGGGCACCGACAAGGATGCGCGCGCCTTCTGGCAGCGATCCTCTATGGACTCCTACAGCAATGCGGTTCATCTGGAGGCAATGATCACCGGCCGTGCCTATGTGGTGGTGTGGGCGGACGAGGACGGAGAGCCGACCATTACGCCTGTGCCGGGCGACCGCATGGCCGTCTCGTACAGACCGGGTTCCCTCTGGGAGCTGGAGGCCGCAGCAAGGTTCGAGATGGACCCTTGGGGCCGACAGCAGGTCACCTTGTGGACCGAGGACTACGTGTACGAGGTGGCCTACGGCGTCACGGAGTGGGACCAGGGTGTCACGGCTCCCAATCCACTCAAGCGTGTCCCCGTGGTCCCTTTTGAGAATCGTGCGCGGCTTTCCGGTGCGCCGGTCTCTGACCTTGCTGACTGTGTGCCAATTCAGGACGCCATCAACAAGACGACTATGGATGCTCTTACGGCATCTGAGATGGCAGCGTTTCCGCAGAGGTACGTTACGGGGCTGGAGATCCAGGAAGACGAGAACGGCAATCCCATTGCGCCTTTCAACGTCGGCTTGGACAAGCTCCTACAGGCGGAAGATCCGCAATCCACATTCGGTGCCTTTCCTGCCGCTGACCTCAAGAACTACGTGGTCTTGGTGGACCTGCTGACACAGCACCTTGCCAGCATTTCCAGGGTCCCGAGCCATTATTTTTTGGTCAACTCGACCAACACGCCATCAGGTGAGGCGATCATTTCCGCAGAGGCCGGACTAGTGGCCAAGGTACGGGAAAGGATGCTCCACTTTGGTGAGGCCTGGGAAAGGGTCGTCCGTCTTTGCTTCGCCGTGAAGAGCGACAAGCGGCGGACCGCATACGACATGGAAACCCGTTGGCGGGACCCCGAATACCGCACTGAGGCACAGCACATTGACGCACTACTGAAGTTGAAGCAGCTTAACGTACCCGAAGCCGTCCTGTGGTCTGAAGCCGGTTTCTCTGCCGCCCAGATCGACTCCTTCCGTGAAATGCGGAAGGAGGACGCCAAGGCCGCTGCCGAGGTACAGAAGCTCATGCCACAGCCTGAGCCTGCTTCCCCTGCCATTAAGCCTCCACAGGGCAACTCCGGTAACGCGAATCGGAAGATCAACGAGGCTAAGTAAACGACCTGCCGAAATGGCGCTAGGTCCCTTCCGAAATGGATTCACGTATGACAACTCAGTCTAATGACACCAAGCCCGGCACTCCGTCCACTGAGGGAACTCCTCCCGTGACGCCCCCGGCTAGTCCACCGGCACCACTGACCGTAGAACAGCTACAGGCCGACATTGACCGTTGGAAGGCTCTGTCTCGTCAGAACGAGACGAACTACAACCAGACGCGCACTGAGCTTCAGAAGCTCCAGGAGACCCAGCAGGCAGCCGTTGAGGCCGCTAAGACCGAAGGCCGGACGTCCGCCCTCGGAGAGGTCTCTAAGCATCTCGTAACGGCCGAACTGAAGCTTCAGGCGGTATCGGCTGGCACCGAGCTTCCTAACCTCAAGTTCCTGGACCTGGACCAGTTCAAGGGTGACGACGCGAAGCCCAACGCTGAGGCTATCAAGTCGTTCATTGAGTCTCTGCCTAAGGGCAAGACCGATACCGAATTCCCCAAGCTCAATGGCGCCGGGCATAACCGGGGAAGTGACGGAAAGTTCACCAGTCTCAACCCTTCTGATCTTGCCGACTTCATCTCAGGCGGGTCCTTCCTGTAAGCCCTCCCTCTCATCTATCGCACGGCCCTCCGTTGAGGGGTTTTTAGCACAGCTCCATAGCGCGCGAAGAGGCCCCCTCCGGGGGGCCTTTTTCATGCCCTTTTGGAGACTGCATGGCACCTACTCAGCATCACTTTAATCTTGATCCAGTACAGGTAACAATTGCTGCGCTTGGCATTCTTGACCGACAGCTTACCCTTGGTGGACTTCCCGCCCGATATTCGGAACTAAACTTCCGCGGTGGCATTGGTGACGTTATCAACGTCAACCGGGAGTCTCGCGGAATCCCGGTCCAGGAAGCGGGCATCTCCGCTCCTATCAAGAACCCGATCACGGGTGACAAGAACGTATTTGCTGCTGCGTCTGATCGGCCTCTTCCGGACGCTGATCGACGTGCCCCTAACGGTTTTGTGAATGAGACGCGTTTCCCGGTACAGCTAACCACCCTTGCCAGCAACGCGACCGCGCTTGGAATGGAGCAGGTTGCTTTCGATCTGAAGCGATTCGGGACGCAGGTTCTTTCCAAGCTCACTCGGGGTTTTGCCGAGTATTTCGATGACACGGTTGCAAGCTTCATTAAGGCCAACGTCACTCGTTCCGGCCTGACCACGGCCCAGGCTAAGGCCGTTGGTGGTGACGTAGCTGTCACCATTCCACAGGCGGACGGCACCGGGGCGAATATGACTCAGCGGGCCCTCGCTGTGCGTGCGGCCCTCGTGGACGCGCGGATGAACATGAGCCTTGCCCTTGTGCCGACTTCGGAGCGATATCTGATTGCCGGTCCTGAGGTAGAGGCAATCCTGCTCAAGGATCCCGAGTTCGTGAGCGTCGACTACAGCGGCGACACGAACGCCCTGCGCCGGGCGACTGTCGGTCGGATCTATGGTTTCGACATTGTCATTCACAACTCCTTCGGTCTGGAAATGTACCTCTTCCACAAGTCCGCGATGCTCATTGCGTCGGCTTGCCCGGCTCTTCCGATGGGTGCGGTTACCGGCAGCATCCAGAACGTCAATGGGATTGCTACCCGAATGCTCGTTGACTACGACTACGGCAAGAAGATGGACACCATCGGCCTTGACACGATGTACGGTCTCGCGACCATCAAGGAGGATCCGGGATATTCCGTACGCGGTGTAAGCATCGGTGAGAAGTTCGTCCGTGGACTCAAGGTCAGCATTACGGAGACTGCGCCTTCCGGCAGCTAATTCCCCCAACCATTCAGGGAGTTTGAATGCCGCTGGCAACAGTTGAGGATGTGGCCGCCCGCCTAGGGCGGCCCATTTCTTCGGACGAATCCCCTCGCATCGAGGCTTTCATAGCCGACGCTACAGGCCTCATTGAGGACTACTGCGGCAGGGACCTTGACCGGCACACCGATGAGTTCCTGACGCTGTATGCGCAGGGCGGGCGGTGTCTTTCCGTCCCGCCCCGGCACCTCACCCTCATGTCCATCACGGCCGTCAAGGTCGAGGACCAGGCCGTGACCGACTGGACGTTCACCGGCAGGCAGCTCCTGTCTGATGCTGGCTGGCCGGTAGGTCCCGTGACCGTTGTCGCGTCCTGGGGCTTCCTCTCCTCCCCTCCCGCCCTGAAGGCCGTTGTGTGCTCAGAGGTGATGCGATGGCTCGCCGTCTCCCCTGGTGTCACCAGGGAGAGGGTGGGCGAGGTCGAGGTGGAGTTCTCCGGGGCGTCCAGCACTCAGAGCCTGTCTGCCCTCACAAGGGCCGCACTTAAGCCCTACAGGCGTCGTGGAGTCGGCGTGATGACCCTCCGGAGAGCGGGGCCTCATGTATTCGGCTACTGACCCTGTTGAGGTCTGGAGAACGACCGTCAGGGATCAGAACGCCTATACGTCTCGCCCCGACTGGGGCAAGGCGGTAAAGGTCTGGGAAGGCCTAGCAAGCGTTCAGCCGGACAAGGCCTATGAGTCGTACTCTCCTGCCCGTGACGTGTCACAGGAACGGCTCACTGTATTTCTGCCCGTTGATGCGGATGTTACAGACACCGACCGCCTTCTAATCGGGAATCTCTGGTATGAGGTTGACGGGGATCCGAGACGGCACACAAAGACTTCTCGACGGCATACGCGCCTTACCGCCTGGAGGGCTCTCCGGTGAGCGAGGACGCGCGGGCGAAGGTGGTTTTCCGTAAGGGCTGGGAGAGAGACTTGTACACGTCCTTTGGCACCAAGAAGGTTATTGACCTAGCCGTGAAGCGTATTGACGCGTACGCCAAGGGCGACGCCCCGCGTCGTGGTATCTCCGCAAAGCCTTCGTGGAACTCCATCCGAAATCAGATCACGCCTGTTGTCGCGATTGATAAGGACGGGTGGTACGGCGGGGTTGCGACAGAAGCCAATGACCGAGCCAGACACGCGATGCTTCTAGAAAAGGGCTTCCACGACCGCGCAGGCCGTAGGCATCCGGGCCGTAAGTGGCTCAAGGGTGCCCTGCTGAAAGCGAGGATTGATTGAGGCTAGACCCTGTTGAGTTTCTGGTTCAGTACCTCAGATCTGACCCCGACATACCTAGGGACTCCCCAACTGGGGATATGACTGAGCATGTTTCCGGAGATACCTGCATCTACCTGGAGACCTCTGGGGGTTATCGGGTTGTCAGGGATTCCGAGGACTGCTCACACGTAGAGTACGACGTTTATCACGTGGACCGAAAGGCCTGTGTGGACCTTGCTCTACTCGTCCGGGAAAAGCTCCTGGAGGACCTTCCCGGCAAGTCCGTGGGTGAAGCCCTGGTGCTGGACGTGAGGGATATTGCTGTTCCCCGTTACTACCCGGATGACTCTTCTCGTGAGCACATGTACGGCGGAGAGATCGCCGTTTTCTACAAGTCATCCTGACTTCCAAACCTGTTAGCCCCCTTCATGGGGGCTTTTTTATTGCCCTCATGGAGGCCCCATGGCCAATGACGCTTCTAAGATTCGCTTTGCGCCCAACGGCGCTATCTACGTCGCCCCAGCACCTGTAAAGGGTGCTACAGGTGGCACTACTCCGCCTGCTGAGCTAGGCGACGGTTCTGCTCCATCGGGCTATAAGGCCCTGGGTTACGTAGACGAAAGCGGGGTGACCCTGACACCTGCAATTGAGACTCAGGCGGTGAACGCGTGGCAGAGTGCTTCCCCAGTTCTTTACAACGTACAGTCAGCCAGTTTCTCCGTTAAGGCCACCCTTCAGGAAACCAACCAGACGACCACTGAACTTTTCTGGGGCGCCCCGTGGGTGGAGGTCAAGGATACCCAGGGTACTGGTACCGGAGTATTTCGGCTGGACCTTTCTAGCACCCCAGAACTGAAGGAGATCAGTCTAGTAATTGACTGGAACGAGAAGTCCGTCAAGAACCGGGCCGTGATCTCCCGAGCCATGATCTCTGACCGGGGCGCCATTCAGCTCTCCCGTACGGAAAACGGCAAGTTTGAGCTGACCATTGAAGCAATGGACCTTGACGGTTCTCTTGGCTACGTACTGACCAATGATGACATCATCGAGACTGTCACTCCGTAAGTAGTGCCCTGAGCCGGGGCAGGGTTACACCCCGGCCCTCTCTCTTAACCCATACCCAAGGAGACCCCATGACCACTGAGAGCACTTCCGCACGTACCCGTAAGGCCAGCACGAAGGTTGAGGCGAAGCAGGCCGAGGCTGAGAATGCCCCTGTTTCGTTCGAGTTCAAGGAGATCACATTTTCCCTTCCGACTGACCCTCATCAGCTTCCGCTAGAGCTCCTGATGACCGATGATGAGGTTGTAGCTACCCGCCTTGTCCTAGGCGATGACCAGTGGGCGAAGTTCATGAACACCAAGCCCTCTATTGCTGACTTTAGTGACCTTGTTGATGCCATGTCCGAGGCTCGTGGTCGGGACGCTGACGCGGGAAACTAATTGCAGTCGTCCGCGTCATCCGAGAATTCTCGGACGAACTTGAGGCAGATCTTTTGGAGTTCTTCCACACAGATCTACTTGACCTTTGGCGTGGACGGCTTTCCCTCCGCCGGGTAGGCGTCCTCATAGACGCGCTCATGCGCAAGCCGGGAAGGTCTGCCCTTCTCATGGCTATGGACGAGCGGGCCTCCTGGTCAGAATCTGACTACCTCCTGGCACGTCTTAGTGATGCTGCTGAACTCTCCAACTTCCTCTTCATTAAGGCGAACGCCGAGGAAACCGAAGATCTTGAACTACCCACTCCGCTAACCAGACCCGGCGACCCGGATCCCCAGCCAATTTCACAGCCTGACTTTTCCTCCGGGGCGGAAGTGTCAGCCTTCTTCGGGCGGATGAATTCGCTTTAAGGAAGATGCCTCCTTTGGTAGCTACGCTTCCGCGTGTTTGGGTGATAGTGATACCAGCGGTAGGGCACGTGAGTCCAGCCCAATCGCTTGAGCACAGTAATTCTGTGGTGGCCATCGGATACCACCGGGCTACTTCCATCTACAGAGGCCCAAATTTCTACCGGCTTCTGAAGACCTTTGATCTCAACTTGATGTTGCAGTTCCTCCAGTTCCGGCAACACGCGGTAGTGCGTGTGCGCTTGCTCAGTCGCCCTCCAGGACGAATAGTCGATGGGCCGAATGTCGTCATCGTTGAACCGGCTAAGGGGTAGCAGCCTCCTTCGAGAGGCCTTCCACGTTTCTAACTGATCTTCGTAGTAGTCCATGGGTGGACTCTAGCAAAATGAGGGGGTTCCCGCATGGCTTCAGAGAATCGTGGAGCTATCAAGGTTGGTAGCGGGTATGTCGAGATCGTTCCCAAGGTTCTGTCCAAGGACATGGCGGAGCTTCGGCGAAAGATCACTGCGGACCTGGAGAAGATCGGTGTTGCGGCATCCAAGGAAATGAAGGGGGCCGTCACCAAGGGTCTAGCCAGTCTTCCGAGTGAGGTTGCCAAGCAGGCCAAGAAGGCTAAGCAGGCCACCGAAAAGGAGGCCTTGGACTCCAAGAAGACACTGACGCGTATTGCCAAGGAGCTAACGAAGCAGTACGGCAAGGAAGCCGCCGACCGATTCAAGGCCTCCCAGCGAGTAGAGGCCGAGAAGGTCAAGCTTGCAGAAAAGACCTCTGCCGCTACTAAGAAGGCTCTGCGGGACACGGTGGCAGCCGAGGAGAAGGCTGCCACCACCTCCGCTAAGCGGTGGGCCGCCGCTGAGAAGGAGCGAGTTAAGTTCGCTCAGGCTCGTTCCAAGGAACAGGCAAAGCTCCGCAAGCAGGAAGAGACCGACGCCGAGAAGCAGGCTAGGGCTCTCACCAAGTACAACAAGATGATTGCTCAGGCCTATGCGGAGAACGAGAAGCGGAAGCGTAAGGAAGCTGAGCTAACCGCCCGCGAAGAGGTGAAGTGGCGGACCACGGTTGCTCGGGCCTATGCGGAGAACGAGAGGCGCAGGCTTAAGGAAGCTGAGCAAGTCGCCGCTGCGGAAAAGAAGTACCGGCGTGACGTGTCTCAGGCTTACGCGGAGAACGAGCGAAGGAATCAGGCTGCGATTCGGGAGACGCTGAGAGTTCAGCGGGAGGCAGCCAAGCAGCAGGTAGCGGAAATTCGTGCTGCGGCTGCCCAGCAGCGGGACGCCATCAGAGGTGGCATTGCGGCTCAGCAGGCGGCTATCAGGGATACGCGTACTCAGATCGCTTCCCTGCGTCGCACTATGGCGGACTCGTCCACGCAGGCCTCAAGCTACTTCAAGCGCGTTGAGTCCGGCATGAAGAACATGGGCACTTGGTTTCATGAAGTCGGAACGTCCATCACTGAGGCCGGAAACCTGCTGACTACCCACTTCCTTGGCCCTCTGGCTCTTGCAGGCTCGGCCCTGTCTGCTGTTGGTGTCGAGAATGCTGACAAGCGTCTTCTAGGACAGCTTGGCCTTACTGCTGCCGGTGTGACTCCTAAGGAGTCGGCAAGGCAGATGAAGGACGTTCAGCAGTACGCGATTAACACGCCGTACAGCATTGACGTAATGCACGAGTATCAGATGAAGCTTATCCGCTCCGTTGCCGGTGCAGACAAGAACTGGTACTCGTCCAACCCTAAGAAGCGGACTACTGCCGCTAACAAGGCTGCTGACAAGACGACCGATATCATCATGGCTATCGGTGACTCAATGGCTCGGGCCGGTAATCTCTCCCCCGACATGTTCCGACGCGCAATGTACGCAATGGACATGATTATGGATATGGACCGGGCGCCTACTCGTAATGTCAAGCAGCTCGCTTCGTCCACGGGTATGCCCGCATCTGAGCTTGCACAGCTCCTGGGTTTCAAGAACTCTTCGGAAATGTGGAAGATTATTGGTACTCCTGCCAAGGATGGCGGTGGAGTAACCGGCGTCCAGATCATGAATTCGATGCTGAACTACTGGGATCCGAAGAAGTACAAGGGTCACCAGCAGGGAACCGGCTCTGTCGGCTTTGCAGAGAAGATGACCAATGAGACCATCACGGGCCGCCTTCAGCAGATGAAGGAACGTGGCGTCTTCGAGCTGGGAAACATGTTCGTCAAGGAAGGCAAGGACGGGCAGTACGAGTACACCGGCCTTGGCGAGAAGGTCATGGGCAAGAAGACGCCTACGTACACGCGCGACAAGCATGGGGAACTTACTCAGACCGGATACCGCTACGAAGGCGGGATGCTTAACCAGGTTCAGGACATGGGTAAGGAATACCTACCTGATGTCAAGAAGTTCCTGGGAGCTTTCCTTGACTCGGTACAGAACCTGATTAAGGTGTTCGACACTGTGGCCGGGTACATGAAGAAGACCGGTCTAGACAAGGTCGCCATTCAGGTGGGTCAGTTCCTCGCTAAGTGGGGGCCGCTCATTATCGCTGTGGGCCTTGCCACCAAACTTCTCGGCAAGGTTGTGAAGATTGGTGGTTCGGCACTCTCCCCTGTTCGAGCTGCGGGCCGTGGAGTCGTCCGCAGCGTTGACGCTGTGCGGGGCTCTCGACAGAGGGCACAGAACCTCACTGGTCGGTGGGACGCACGCTCTGAGGCTCGCCAGACGGCCCGCGATGAGGGCGGCTCTCGTAGGGATGCCCGCAGGGCTGGAAGGCAGGCGTACAGGCAGACACGCACTCAGCAGAACGGCGGGGACAGTCGCTCTGCTGGTCGCCGAGTGGTCGACCGGATTACCGGCAACAATCAGACGGCACAGCGGAATCAAATCCGCGACCTTGAGGACGAAATTCGCAGAGCTGAAAGGGAGGTAAATCAGCTTCGTGACGATCTGAGGCAACTCAACAGTCAGACCATGCGGCAGATAGCCGACGCCCTTTCAGGCAATGGGCGCGGTTCGGTTCAGGGTGCAGCAAATGCGGCTGGTTCGTCGGTGAACCACGTTCAGAATCAGCTACAGCAGATCAACCGGCAGAACTTGAATCAGCTTGACCAGGAGCTAGACAAGCTCCGGAAGTCAGCTGAGGCGGTAACGAAGGAACTCGGTCAGACTCACACGAAGATCAACGAACTGAACGGATCCTCCCTTGGGAAGGTTCATACTCAGGTCGAGAATCTTAAGAAGGAAGCCGAGGCGGCCGGTAAGAACGTCACGAGCGTTAATACTCGCATCGGAAATCTGAACGGCAAGAGTGTTTCTGGTGTAACAGGTTCCGTACACGAATTGACTCAGGCGGCCCAGAAGGCGGCCAACCAAATTGGTGACGGAGCAATGTCCAACAGCGTCTCAGGACGTACGGCCAACCTCAACAAGCGGCGCCTGACCGATATCGTCAAGGAGTTCGTAAAGCTCCACTCTGCGGCCAAGGATGCGTACGACATTGTTGGGCAGGGTACAGGCGCAAAGTCGCTTGCTGGCCGTGTTGGGCTCCTGAACGGACGTTCCCTCAAGGACATTACGAAGCGCGTTAAGGACCTTGAGGCCGCCCTGAGGAAGGCCAAGAACGAGGGCGACGGCCTAGACGGTGCCCTCGATCGCATTGGTAAGAAGTCTCCGGGTGGTGGCTCGTCCGGTGGCGCCAAGAAGCCCAAGAAGCGGGCTCGCGGCGGCGTTATGCGAGAAACCGACGTGATGCCCGGCTACGCGCCCTGGGTGGACAGCATTCCGGCGATCCTTTCTCCGGGTGAATCAGTCCTCCGTCCCGAAGTGACCAACGCCCTGGGTGAGGAGCGGATCAACGCTTGGAATTCCCTGGCAGTCCGAGGGAGGCTTACGCGTCATGCTCGCGGATCCGGTGGCCGATTCAACCTGGACGAGCTGAAGAGCCTTATGGATCTTCAGAACATTGTTCCTGTTGGAACGGCAATGGTGGACACCATGCGCCTGGACGGAACTTCCGACGCGCTAGGCGGAACGACTCGGGGCGGCATTCTGGGGACCGGTGACGTATCGGCTCGGTTTGGCGGTTCGGTCGCCGCACAGAACTTGCGAGGCATGTACGACTGGTTTACCGATGACCTGTTCAAGGTGGCCAAGAAGGTGCCTAGCTTTGTTGGTCAAGTAGCTGGTGTCATCGGCGGAACCCTTGCTCCGACTCTACGGGAATATTTCTGGGATGACGTTTGGAAGGGTTCAGGAAACGTGGTTGATCGAGGGCAAAGGTTCCTCGGTGACGTGTTCTCCTGGAAGACTCTAGGATCCGTCTGGGATGACCTGTGGGGCGGCATAAAGTCGTCTGCTGGGGCAATCTGGGACACGGTCACGGATCCTGTTGGTGCTTTCTCCGGCGCTATCGGGGATCTCTGGGACATTGCCAAGGGGTCGTATGACAACTACGTCGGCATGTATCAGACCATCAAGGATTTCAAGGCGTCTCCTCTCGATTACGCGGGTCGCGTCTATGAAAACTTCATGGAAACTGCCAGGGATTCCATGCCGAACACCAAGGGCCTCTTTGATTTCGATAAGGGGTCGAAGATTGGTGGTGACCTTCAGGACTTCGCCAACATGTTGGCTGAGCCTGGTTCGGGTAAGGGCGTTCAGAAGTGGGCTCCGGTAGCTTCCCAGGCTCTTAAGATGCTGGGGCTTCCTGAGGGTGCTCTCAGTGTTGTTCTGCACCGTATTGGCGTCGAGTCCGGGGGTAACCCGAACATCGTCAACAACTGGGACTCTAATGCGAAGATGGGTACGCCATCGGTTGGCCTTATGCAGGTCATCGGCCCCACCTATCAGCGGTGGGCCGGGCCGTTTCGAAATACCGGTCCGTTCAAGTTCGGTACATCCGTTATGCCGCTAGCCAACATTTATGCCGGACTCAACTATGCCACTCACACCTACGGTTCCCGGTGGCAGTCAGTTCTTTCCGGAAACAAGGGCTACGCATCCGGAACTCGATCTGCTTCCCCCGGCTTGGCCATGGTGGGTGAGCGGGGACGGGAAATGGTTCTGTTCGGCGGTGGTGAACGAGTTCTCGACAATCAGGAAACCGAGGGCCTTCTGAATGGCAGAAAGTACGAGATTCACATTCACGAGGCACGGAACGAGCCGACGCCTCAGGCGGTGCTGAGGGCTCTTCAGACGGCTGAGGCCCTTTACTCGACCATGTAAGGAGGCTGTATGCCGATTCCGGTACCGAAGAGAGTCATACCACCGGCATCAAGTTATGTGGTGCCGCCGGTACCGGAGAAGTGGGGACGCACAAGCGTTTCAATCGCTGGAAGGAACGGTGAGGGAGAGGCTATCTCCCTCACCTCCTTCAGTGATGATGCTTGGCCAGCCATCATTATGCAGCCGGGGGCAACCGGCTTGGATGCGCCCCCCTATGCGCTCTTCTCCGACGACTCACCAAATCTCGACGGCTCCATATTCCGGTCTACCCGTGCTGCGGCACGAGAGATCATGATTCCCGTCTATCTGTACGGGATTGACCGCCCGTCTGTAAATCGGATCAAGCGTCAGCTTTTTCAGGCATTGAATCCCAAGCGGGGCTACTGTGTATTGCGCTTCACTGAGGGGGACAGTCAGACGCGCCTCCTCAAGGCGTATTACAAGGGGGGGATGGAGGGCTCGGAAGCCTCTGATACGGCGGGTTTCACATGGACCAAGTACGGGCTTACCTTCTCCGCTATGGATCCCTGGTGGTATCAGACTCGCTACGAGGTGATTCGGTGGGATTTCGGGGAAGGCGAACCGCTTCTTTCCAGCTCTCAAGCATTCTTCCCCATGCGTATCAGTTCCGGGGTCATGAGCGGTGGGCCAAACATCACCATCTCAAATTCCGGAGACATTGAGGCCTGGCCCATCTGGGCCTTGAAGGGCCCCATCAAGACTTTTGCGCTCATAGGCCCGTATGGGGACACCATCAAGGCCTCGGCGCCCGCTGACGGCTCAGACCTGATTCCGACAGGCCGTGTGGTCACCATCGACACTCGGCCCGGATACAAGACCGTGATGGATGACCAGGGCGTCAATTACTGGTCCCGACTCGACACCAACCCGCAATTTTGGTCTGTTGAGCCCGGTGACACGACCGTATCAATCAGCGTTGTAACCGGCGTGGGCAAGGCTTCTGTGTCGCTCACCTATCTTCCCCGGTACGCGTCCTACGTATAGGGGGTCCATTGGGATACCGCATTGAAGTCTTTGACAAGAACCTGAATCGGGTTGGCGAAATTGACCAGTGGATAAGCCTGGATTTCACCGTTCGGTTCTGCCAGGCGGGTATATGGCAGCTCCTAGTCAAGGACCAGACTCCTCAGGCTGCGCTCATACAGAAGGGAGGGGGAATCGTCATTTGGCAGGACGGGGCCCCTGAACCGCTCCTGTCGGGTCAGGTAGATACCTTCCAGAAGTATTGGACGACTCAGCAGCACACGGGGCCGGGCAGTGTCTACATTGCGGGGAAGTGCCACAATCAACTCGCCTACAACCGTCTGGCCTTCACGTCTACCGGCCGCACCGTGAGTAGGCAGTACCTCGGTCCCACCTCTCGAAATGTAAGCGGCCCTGCTGGTGCGCTGATCTGGAACGAGCTGAATGCATCCCTGGGTCCTGGTGCGGTCACTGACAGGCGTATCCCAAGGCTTAACGTCGGCTCCTCTGTAAGTATCGGGGACACCGTGACGGACAGTCTCCGATACGAGGTGATAGGGGACAAGTTGGAGCAATGGACTTCAGACAAGGGAAATGGGTATGCGACGGGTTACCGAATGCTTTACAACCCTCAGACTCAGGCTGTCGACCTGAAGGTGTACAAGCCCCGCGACCGCAGTAAGACCGTTCGCTTCAGTACCGATCTTGGGAACCTGCGGGAGTACGTTTACACGCTCAATGCCCCACAGGTCACCCGAGCGATTGTGGCATGCCAGGGCGAAGGAAAGGACCGATACGTCTGGCAGAAGGTTGATACGGCCTCCGAAGCAGAGTGGGGCATTTCTGTTGAATCTTTTGTCGATCGTCGGGACATCCCCCTTAAGACAGCCTCCACCGGGGCACCTCAGCTTGTCACCAAGACCGATTCAGACGGTATCGAGGATATCGGCCTGGATCCGAACGGAAACGACTGGACTACCGAGCTTGCGCGGGCTCGCGCCGCTTACGAGGCCGCCAAGCAGAAGGACCCCAACGGTAATCACGACGTTGAGTACGACGCCGTTGTCTATGCCGTGAAGGCGGCTAAGCCGGTGGCCGTCGCCTATTACATGGACGTCATCGAGGAGGCGGCAGACGCAGTTTTGACGGATGGCGAAAAGCGGGGGAACTTCCAGGTCTATCCGATCGACACGGAAGGCTGCAAGTTCGGCATTCATTACTTTGTCGGGGACGTCATTACGGTATCGGTGGACGGCGTGGAGTACACCGACATTGTTCGTGAGGTCACTATCTCAGTGGATGACGGCGGAAACACTCAGGATGTGGCACCCAAGATCGGCCAGCAGGGATCCGGTGAGCCCCTGAACCTCTATAAGACCGTGTCTGAAATGCAGAGAAAACTACGGCGCCTGGAATCGAGAATGTGAGGCATTATGGCAGAGATCAGCTACCCCTTTGACGCCGACAACGCAAACGGTGGAACCAAGGTTGTGTCACAGACCCAGTGGCAAACCATGGCCCTTGCCTGGACCAGTGACCGCGTCGACTTCCCTCTAGTCAATACCTCCTACACGACCGCTCAGCTCCCATTTTCCTACAGTTTTAGCGGCAGAACTCTTACGGTTAATGCCGGGTCCGCATGGGTTGGGGGTTTCTACTACCGGCTTACCGGCAGCAAGCAGTTCACTATTGCCGACAACAACACTGCCAAGGATCGCAGGGACCTTGTGGTTCTGCGAGCTGATATGGCTAATTCCTCTGTGAATATGGCGGTTATCCAGGGTACCCCGGCTACGACCACCACTCCGACTGAGCCAACTCCCACACGGCAGCCCGGTGGAGTTTGGGAAATGCCGGTTCTCTCAGTATCTGTTCCGGCAAACAATGGGCCGCTTTCCGCCAATGCCCGTGCGCCGTATACGGCTCCGCCCGTAGTGGCCTACCCCTGGAATGTGCCTGACAGTACGGCATTGCTCCCTAAGGGCTCCATTGCGTACGACCTCGACAGTAACGGCGGTGACAGCCAGTTTGAGGCCTTCAACGGGCGGGATGGCTACGTGGTGACCCGCCATTTCGGTAGGTCCCGCAACTACACGCCAAACCTTTTGTACACGAACGGGACCGTTCCGGTAGCGAACCGGCGCGGCCGTTGGCGATGGATCGCCCCCAATATGTTCTGGTTCCAAATCACCATTCAGAACGACTACGAAGACAAGGGGATCAGCGTTAGCGGAAGTAACAAGACTATCGGGGTAACGCTCCCGCAAATCTCCAATCCGGATGGAGTTCAGGTACTGCCGGGAAGCATCTGGAACACGTACTACTCGGGCGGCTACCCGAACATGATGCAGATTACAGCTCATCCGTCGCCCGGTTCTAGCACGCTTTATCTGTACACCCCCAACGTCAACACCCTTAAGGAAGGGTTGGACTCTCTAGTGTCGATTCCCGCCCGCTCATCTCTGAATGTTTCTGGAGTGGTTGAGGCGAACCAATATCCAAGGACGGCGATCAATGCCACGTAATCTGTTTGGCGGTACGGCTAGCGATGTAGCGGAGGACGTTAATGGTGCACGGGTCCCCGGCGTCATCGGCACCGTATGGGACGGACCCGGTCAGAGCGCGAACCAAATCACTGATCTAACGGACTTGAACGGCCTTGAAATGGGGCAGCTCACTGCCGACAGTCAGGGTATGATTCCTTCCTTCATGGGCCCTGATGGTGCAGAAATCCTCTGGGTGGACTTTGGGGCCGGTCGAGTCGCCATTACGCCGCTGGATGTGGGTACTCGGCTTACGGCTCACGTGAACAACACTGTCCCGGATCCTCATGGGGACCGTGCTTACTCGGATGCCACGTTCGTAAAGCTTGTTGATGCTGGCTGGCTCGTTACCCCGAATGGCAAGGCCACCGGCAAGGGTGTCTCTGTCCCGCGCCAGTGGGGCGAATTCTGGCGGCCTAAGCGGGCCGCCGCTAAGGCGGGATCAGGGAAGGCCACAGTTGGCGTTGTAGGCGGATCCAGTGCAGTCGGCTTTTACGCCTCCCAGCTAGTCAGCAAGTCTTGGGTGGGATCCCTCGGCTCTGCTCTTCAGGCGGCTAACGGCGACGGGGGTAGCGGGTTTACGTCCTCGCTCTACAGTGCGTCCGGCATCGCCGGTAATGACCCTGCCGCCGTCAACCAGTGGACTTCTGCCGGTGGTCTGGTGACTCAGACGGGAACTTGGGCGATTGGCGGTCTCCAGGGAGGCCCCGGTTGGGGATACCTCTATTCAGGGACCGCCGGAAGCTCCCTCACGTGGACCGTGCGCGGAACTTCCGTCACCATTTACACGCTGGGTGGAGACGGTAACCGGCCTGCCTGGACGTACACCATCGACGGCGGCCAGGCCGTGACTGTCACTGACTCCAGCTCCACAGGGCTAACGGTCATCAAGACGACCGTCACGGGCCTCTCAGCAGGCACTCACACGGTCAAGGTCACGCATGCTGGTGTGGCATCCAAGTACCTGTCTGTGTGCGGTGTGAGCGCTGAAAATGCCTCTGGTGTGGTCGTGAACAACCTAAGCCGCAAGAACGCTAACGCTCTCCAGTATCTACCCGCTGGAAAGGTCGAGTGGAACGGTGGAGGTTCATTCCCCGCTGATCTCGTCATCTATGCCGTGAGCGTTCAGGATGTAATTGACGGAGTTGCCGTTGATACCTGGGCTTCCCAGGTTCGTCAGCATCTTTCACAGGTGAAGGACGGTGGCGCCAACCAGGGAGCTACTGACATTGTCTTTGTCCTGCCGCACATCGGGCAGGCGGACGCGCAGGGCTACCGATTCCAGGATTTCGCAGATCGCACGTACGCCCTGGCCAGCACCTTTGAGGCCGCAGTGGTTGATTTCTGGAACCTCGGCCGGAATTCGTGGAACTTCTGGAACTCCCTGGGTTACTGGGGAAACCCCACGGCTCCGGGCACCGCTGGAACAGACGCTGTCCTTCCTTCCGATGCAGGTCACTCCCACATGGCTGGAGTGCTGGCAGCTCTCCTCAACAGCTAATAGGGGGAACCATTGGCTAATTCTCAGATGGCACAAGTCGTCGCAGTTTCAAAGTCTCAGGTAGGCGTACGCGAGGAATACGTGGAAGGCGGGTGGAACAACGTAACCCGCTATGCACTGGAAGTTCCTGGCCTTACCTGGGCTCAGGGACAAAGTTGGTGTGCAACATTCACTAGCTGGGTTGCTATGCGGGCCGGTGTTTCTTCACTGTTCCCTCGTACTGCCGACTGTTCGGAGGCTGTCACCTGGTGGAATAACAAGGGCCGTTGGTCCTGGTTCCCCGCATTGGGGAGTCAGGTCATGTACGGGGACTCCGGGCAGGATCACACTGGAATTATAATCGCCTACGATCAGATTTTCATTTGGGCGGTTGAGGCTAATACCAACGACAATGGATCGACCGAAGGCGACGGAGTCCATATCCGTAAGCGCCGCCGGTCCGATGCCAACGTTTACGGGTACGGCCTGCCGCAGTACGCGGAGGGAATTTACACGGCCGACCCTGCCAAAAAGGGCGTCGCTGGGTTCATTTACCAGGCTGCCCATGCTGGTCCTGGTCCGGCTGAACTGACAGCGGGTGCTGTAGCGGTACAGAATTTTGTAGCCGAAACGGCTACCGTGAACGGCACCATCAACTCTGGCCGTAACTTCATTCAGCAGAATGACGCGAACACGGTTGCGCTTGAGGTGGTCGGGTTCACTGGCACTGCTCCTCAGCTTGTCCTCGTGAGGGACCCTGATGGGGTTGTGCGGTTCGAAATCGCTGCCAGTGGTGCGATTACCCACCGGGGGGTTTCCGCGTTCTCTCAGGCCGTACAGATCGGGTCTACGACTGCTGACGTTGGTGGGGGCGTCGGCGTCCTTGGAATGAAGAATGCGGCGACTGTACCGACTGGCAACCCCACGGGCGGTGGAGTTCTCTACCCGGAAAACGGTGCCCTGAAGTGGCGTGGCCCCAACGGGACTGTCACCACTATTGCCCCCGCATAAGCACCATGTTCACGTAAGGGCGGCCCCGCGGGGCCGCCTTTCTGCTGCCCTTAAGGAGTTCGCACACATGACAGCATCCGAAATTTACTCACTGGGCGGCATTGCTGCGGCTGTCCTGGGCTCTGCCGCTGTCGCCATTGCCGCCTTCAGAACTAACGCGGCGAAGGTGTGGCGTGAGGAGGCGGACGCGCAAAAGACCCGTGCCGACCGGCTTGAGCGGGATCTCAAGGAGATCAAGGAACGACTTACGAACATCGAGCGGGAGAACGCTCGACTGATTCAGCTTCTGACTTCACTGGACCCCAACCGGCTTGCTCTTGCCCGGAACCCTAATACCCACACGGAGGAATGATGGCAACTAATTGGATCCCCGGCGCTGAGCGCCTAGGAGACGGCTCTATTGGTGGGGCCATGGACACCCCGAACCATCCTGCACGCGTTGTATGGCACACCACCGAGTCCGGTGCTGGTGATAACGCATTCAAGAATGTTGGACAATACCTGATCAGTGAGGCCTACGAGCCCCACATTCTCTATGACCCAACTACCGACCGACTAGGGCAGTTCGGTCCACTGAACCAGAGCGCGCGGGCACTCCAGAACGACGGGTCTGCCCGCACCAACCGGACCGGCAAGGCCTGTATTCAGGTTGAGGTTCTAGGTAAGGCCGAGAAGCCGTTCACGTCCTACTGGAAGCCCGGAAAGAACTTCAAGGCACTGATGGACGCTATCCGCTCCTGGGGAGTCCCGGACGTGTTTCCGATGGGTGCTCCGCCTGCGCTAGCTAAGGACTGCAAGCGCGACCGGAACGTGTGGCTGACCAAGGGGGGTCACTATGGTCACTGCAATGTTCCGGGCAATAGCCACTGGGACCCCGGCCACATTTCTACTTCCGCACTCTTCTCTGCGGCCCCTGGTGGGGACTCCGGAGGGTCGTCCGGTGGCAGCCCATCCACGTATACCGTGAAGTCCGGTGACACGCTGTCCGCCATCGGCCAGAAGACTGGAGTGGCCTGGATGACCATTGCCAGCCTCAACGGCATCAAGGCCCCATACGTCATCAAGCCGGGTCAGGTTCTCAAGCTGAAGGGTGCGGCTCCTAAGCCGTCCATTCCAGCGTTTCCCGGCACCGGCTACTTCAAGGCTGGTGCCAGCAACCAGTACGTGACCCAGCTTGGGCAGCAGCTCGTCAAGAAGGGGTACGGGCGCTTCTACCAGGTGGGACCGGGCCCTACCTGGACTGCCGTTGACCGAGCCGCTGTCAAGGCCTTCCAGCTCGCCCACAAGGAGCTTGCCGGGGACGCCGATGGCTACCCCGGCCCTCTGACCTGGAAGCTTCTGTTCGGCTAGTCCTGCCTCTATCTATGCAGCAAGGAGTGGTGCAGCATTAACGTTATCAGTTCGTTTCTTTCTGTTCACGGTGTTCGAATCTATGCCGTCCTGTCGGCCCTGGTGCCCGTTCTCGTCCTGGTGCTTCCCGACGTGCCCTGGGAAGCCCTCGTGACTGCTTCTGCGGCCCTTCTGGGTGTGGGTGTGGTAGCAGCCACTCACGAGGACGCAAAGACCCTTACAGCGCTCTACACGGACTCCCCGTTTGAGGATGAGGTGCAGGGCCCGAAGTAGGTCCCCCCTGTCTTAGGTGGAGGGGTCCGCCTAGAGTGAGAGAGAAAACAGAAAAGCCCCCCGGCATGAGCCGGGGGGCTTTTTTTGGTTAATCCGCTCGTAGAATCAAAAACCCCGAGGCGTACGGGTGATTTGCTTCAGCGTCTGCCAGCATGAAGCCGACATGCTCACCGCGTCCGCAGGAGGCTCCCACGACTTCTTCGTCGCTTGGCAGTCGCAGGAGCCATTCCGAAAGGTCCGCGCAATACTTGCAGTTGTCCACGCCTGCTCCTTAGAACTTTCCCTCTTGCTTGAGAGCCTTGATCTGTTCATCAGCCGAACGGCTGATTCGGACCATGGCCAGGATGAGTAGGGCAGTGGCGACTACTGCCCCCACGTAGATTCCCCAGTAGGCCACGGTACCCACAACGGGAACGTCTTGCACGAACATGGCAAAAATGAACCAGATGATTCCACACCCGGCCCATATTTTGCCTACCCGCTCAAAGGCCTCGGCCCGCCGTGCTCTTATCTCCTGCGTGCTGCGGTAATGCAACGATCCCCCCTCACCGGGCGTGAGGGGGGATCGTCTCAGACTCCAGCCGGGATTGTCAGCCCCTGCCGCGACAGTCGGGACAGAATGGCGTCAAACCGACTCCACGCACTTCAGCATGGCGTACGGAATGAAGGCCACGAACTTCACCTCCTGGGAGTGTTTGGCCCCGGAGAACTCAACGCCGGTTTCCAGGTACTCCATTCTTCTGACCTCAAATTCCCGAGAGGTCCCGTCCCGGTAGAGGACAAGGTACTTTTTCATTCCACTCCCTCAGCGGCTTTGCCGGTCTGTGCAACGCGTCCCCCAAGACCTTCCAGGCGAGCAATCCACCCGTTGACGGGTCCCCGGAGTCTTCCTAGACGGTGGTACTCCTCTACGGCTACCACCTTTGCCTCACCGGACTCTACTCGGGTCAGCAGCTCCTCAAGGCCAGCAGAGTTCGCCCCGGTGCCGTCCGTAAGCACGTCCTCTACCCAGCCCACCATCAAGTGTCCCGTGCGGTCGGCCCAAGCACTGATGTTCTTCCGCTGTCGCTCAGATTCAGTGAATGCCCGAGGAGTGTTTCCCCGGACGTACCCAAGGGCCGGAATCAGGGAAGGCTCCTGCCCCTGGTGTGGCCAAGCCAAAGCAACCGGCCAATCGGACGGCCGAGCCGTCCCCGCAGGGACGGCCCTCCGCTTGCACGCGTGATGAGTGGTTCCATCACAGCCACAGACCATAAACGCGATATCCGCATGGGTCTTGTGGTCCTCGTTGTGGTGCTTGCACCTGTAGACGGTCATTGCGACTCGCCCCACGGCTTTGACGGGGTGTCCCAGAAGGTGAAGCATTCCTGCAACTCCCGCACAATGGCTTCCATCTGTGCGCGACCCATATTCAGGATCACGGCCTTGTGAGGGTCGCCCTGGTCCGTCGCGATCATGGTTGCTGTCTGGCCTTCAAATCCAGTTACCCGGACTTCCGGACCGTGGTCCATGTCGATGACGATTGCTCGACTTTCCACTATCCCTCCTCGCTGAAAGTGACTTGGTCACCCCGGGTCATCATCAGGTCGAAAGCCAGTTCCTTGGTGGAAACTCGCACTTGATTTCCCCGGTGGGTCACGTATTCCACCGTGACGAAAACCGGCTCCTCAGTCGCGTCCCCGACGTCGATGAAGTCCCCCGGGTTCAGGTACTCCACAGTGGTAAAGTCAGGACGTTCCATCACACCTTCTCCTTCGGTACACCGTTGCCGTCCACGTACAGGGTTCCCAAATCCCCGAAGGTGCCCGAGATCACAACCTTTGCAGGGTCGTACGGTTCGGACGACTTCCAGTGATCCCGGATTCCGAGATCGGCGAAAGCAGCCATGCTTTCCCGTGCCAGGGTTTCCGTGAGTCCGTTCTCTGTGCGCACGGTCGCTCTACCGCATCCCAGGTCTACGTATCCAGACCCGGAGGGGTGCTGGTAGTAGAAGGTGAGAAGCACATCCACTACTCCACTCCCCCCTTCCAGCGGTCGTCCACTTCTTTTTGCAGGTCCCGGATGAGCTGATTAACTTTGATGGTGGGGAGCTTTACTGCCTCTTCCCAAACCTTGAAGTAGGCCTGCTGTTCGGCACCCTCAACAGCAGGCAGTTGTTTGATGCACTCCAGCGCGAATTCCCACGGCCCGCTCATGGGGAGTTCCACGAACCCGTAAGAAGCACGGTAGCCCGTTACGGTAAACGTGATTTCCCATCCGTTCACGTGGACCGGATCCGCGAGTGTCGGCTCTCGGTAGTCGGTGCTCACTGCGGTCCCTTTCGGGGATCCGCCGGGGGAGGCACTTCCACGATACCGATGAGCCTTTCCGCAATTTGGATTGCGGAGTTCTCATCCTTGTACGCGTCGTAGAACCCCCGGCACATGGCCTCCCCAAAGTCCGGGTAAGGGCCGTAGTCAAGAGTTTCGTGACAGGTGAGGGCACTTCCCGCCTTACGGTTCGCCTCAATCACGCGCCGGACGGTTGCCGGTTCGTGCCCTGCTTCTTTGCGCAGAAGACAGGTGTCACATTTCTCCGAGAGGACCCCTACCTTATTCAGGTTCAGGTCAAGCGGTGATCCGCCCTTCATGGCTGGCTCCTGCCGCAGTCTGCCTCACCGGCCGGACACCGGCAGCTCCCCCCAGGAGCGCACGGGTCCTCGTCCTGGTTCACGGCCTGGTGGACGGCCCTGACGATCCGGGCCCATCGCTCAGCCTCCCACGACTCCGCTTGCTCCTGGCGGACCTGGAGAGTAAGACTCAGGGCCCCCATGTCCTCCTCTGAGAGCCCCCGAAGGGTCCAGTCGCTCCCTGGACTCTCTGGGGCAACTTCCGCCGTGTAGGCGGCACGGGAACGATCACGACGTACCTTCTTGTCCTCGTCCATCTCCGCCATGATTTCCAGGATGGGGATAACGTCGTCGTCCTTCACTGCTTGCCACCCTTCGGGAACTCCGAAGCAGGCTCGTACACCCACCCGTCCCCTTCGCGTCGGACCGAACCACTCTTCCCCTGGTAGCCGTACCAAGAAGAGCCGAAGGTCGATACTCCCCGGAACGGCTCCTCTTTCATCTCCTCAAGCACGTTGAGGATTTCCACGATTTCCTTGTACGCGTCCTCGGGAGTCAGGTACATGCGCTTCACTCGTATGCCTGCCTTTCCTTCTCGTCCTTCTCAATTGCTTCAAGGAGTTTGGTCCGATGCTCCTTAACCAGAGCTTCAGCCTCACTTTCCTTGTCGACGTTGTTGTAGTCGTCCGACAGAAGAACGATTACCGCCGACTTCTGGAAGCCCTCAAGCTTGGCCCTGAGGATGCGTTGAGACGTACGACTATTGTCTCCCCTCCCCCGAAAGGCAAGCCCACTCATTCGAGCCAGAATTCGTGCGTACCCTCTCCCGTACTGTTCTGCCAGCTCCGTCGCCACATAAGTCCGTTCACGGGTGAACGGGTTGTCGACCACCATCTACTTGACCTCCCTACTGCCAAAGGCGGCCCGCCCCCTCAGTATGAGGGAACGGGCCGCCGGTTGGTGCACGTTTGTGAAATCAGTCGTTGGCCTTGTGGTAGGCCTCCTTGATGGAGGCCGGGACGCGCCCACGGGCGTTGACCTCAAAGCCGTTGGACTCGGCCCACTTGCGGTAGACCTCGGCGGACGGCTCAGTCTCGCTCCGGATCGGCGTAACCTGCTTCCGCCGACCTCCCGCGCCCGTGTTGGCGGACTTGCGGCGAGCCTTCGTAACGAACCTCTCCAGGAAGGTGCGAAGTTCCGTTTCGTGCGCCTCGGTCAGATCGATTTCGTACGTGCGACCATCCAGCCCGAAAGTGATCGTGTCCTGCGCTTCCGACTCTCCGTCCAAGTCGTCAATAAGGGTGACCGATACCCGCTGTGCCATGTTCTTTCCTCTTCCTGACTTGCGATGGTTGGTACATGTAAGCACAAGACAAGAGCACCCGACAGAGGTTTCGTTGCCGGGTGCTCTGAACTGCGGTTAAGCAGGCCGCTACGGCTTCCAGGTTCCGTCCTGCCACTTCTCACAGACCTGGGAGTAACGGCCCTGTACGGCACGGGATTTCACCGGCCGAACTTGGGGTACCTGCGACGGGGACGGACGAGCCGTCCCCGCCTGCTGCTCAGGCACGTAGCATGTGGCCCCAACGCTCTATGAGCGCGTGGAGCTGAGAAGCGGTGGCCTCAGCGTCCAGTACGGAGCCCTGAGAACTTCCCCAGTAGCTCCCTACGGACGCGGTAGACCCGTCCAGGGCCAAGTACACCCCGTACACGAGGTTCTTGTGCCAGGGGTCAATGACGAGATTCGCCACCGTCTTATAGGGGCGGTCCTGAAGGTGCAGGTACCCCTTGAGGGCTGCTTTTCTCAGGATCTCGTCCACGTCGGGACGAGGGAGAATGATTCCCCGTCCCGTCTGCCGCGTTCCCTCCGGAAAGGGACTCACCCGCGTCATATCTACTCCCCGTCCCAGGATTCACCGGCCGCAGTCGGATCAAACCATTCCGGGGGGACGGGACTGTCCGGGTAATCCTCCAGAATCCTTTGGGCCCTCTGTGCCGCCTTTTCGGCGTGAGCCGTACAGCGCCAAATGATCGTGCCCGTACCCGCGTGGGAGGGGCGTCCAGTCACGGGCCCCTTGCACCCGCTCTCGCGCTCTTCCAGACACTCATGATCTTCCACTGACTAACCTTCACTTTCTCGCTTGAATCTGATCCTCACCAGGAACGCGGAGCCGTAATTGTGATACTCCAGGTTGTTCCAGTCTCGCGCAAACACTCCCCGAAAGTAGTCCTGCATCTTTTTTGCAGGCTCTTCGGACGCGAACCACAGGGATACGACATATTCGCCGTTCCGGTATTCGGTTGAGGATTGCGCGTCAGCCTCTTTGTGTACGCCCACCATGTGAGCGAAGACGTAGTGCGGCTGAAGTGAAGCCCTCATTCCCTGTCGTCCCGCAACAGGCCCGGGATGTCTTCCAGCCGGACGGTCGGGCGGCTGAAGTGCTCCCGCATCGCGTCAGACACCCTTTCAGCCTCTGCGGGATCCTCGGGAAGCACTACCCCCGGCAACTCCGGCTGCTCCTCCCACACCGGCTCACGTCCCTCATATGTGCAGAAGTCCGCGTACAGCTCCCGATAGTCCGCAGCGTCGATAACGGCCCCCGAAAGTTCCGTCTTGTCCTTACACCAGGACTTCACCGAATCTACGAATCTTGAGAAACTGTGCACGTCCACTCGCTCGTACACAGATTCCAAACCGTACTCCGGGTGCTTCTTGAAAAGCTCCGTGGACACTTGACCTGTGGCCGTGACGGGGTCAATTTGCTTTGCGGGGCGGTAGGTCTGGTACTCCCGCGCTACCGGTTCACCCTTGTCCGTCAGGGAGGCAACCCACCTGCGGCCACCCGTGAACGTGATCAACTCCACGAACCCGCGCCGCTCCAGGCTTTCCATAGTGGAGCGGCGAATGCCGAGACGGTGTTGCATGGGACCTAGCTTCGCGAGAGTGGACAGGGCTTCTTTCTCATCCTCCGAAAGAGGCCCACCCCCCTCGCTTACTGCGCTTTTCCCAATTCAGCCTTGACGTCCTCAACAGGAACGAACTTGGCGTTTCCCTCGGTAAGGAACCCAACCACGCGTGTCTTGTCCTTGGCATGGTAGACCGGCTTCCCGAAATTGCTGGGAACGGTCACTCCATCCACCTGGATCCCTTCGGGCTTCTCCGGAGTCTCCGGGCCTTCCGCTTCCCGGCCCGACTCATAGGCCGCCTCGTACCGGTCGGCAGCCGCAGCCGCAGCCTTGAGCGCGGCAGGCTTCCAAGAAGCCGGGGGATCTTCGAGGATGCCGTTCCGTACCTGGTCCAGCATCCATCCCAGGGTGTACAGGCTCACTGCCCCGGACGCACCCTTTCCGGTCCAGTTCAGTCCGTCCAACTCAGCTTTCACGCACGGCCTTTCGGCCGTGTCCGAGCCCTGTCCAACGCCGGTGTCCTCGTTGAACCACTCCATAACGGAGTTCGGGACCTTGACCGGGTACATGGGCTTTTCGTCGCTCACGATTCATTGCCTCTTCTCTGCGCTCCGAGTCAGAACAGTGACTCGGTAGGTTCCTTCTTACCACCCTGCTCTGACACTGCCGCAGGGGCAGTCTTCTTTGCAGGAGTCTTGGTGGCCGCCTTACGGGCCGCCGTGCCCCTGGCCTTAGGGGTTTTGGCTACCGTCCCCCCGGAAGCCTCAGGAGCCTTCCTGGGGGACGCAGCGCGCTTGCGGACGACCTTCTTCACCGGTGGCTTCGCCGAGGGCTCCACGGGCACCTTGGCCGCCTCCTGGACGTGGGCCAGGAAGTCCGGGACGCTCTTACCCTCATTGCCGGGCAGGCTGGCCCAATCCGCATAAGCGTTCAACAGGGTTTCTGCTTCCGCCTGGTGAGGGACCGTCGGCTTGCCCTCAAGCGGCTCGTCCTCAAGTTCCTCACGCTCCACCAGTCGGTAGTACGTTGGCTTCGGACCCGTTCGACGGGACGCGCTGTCCACCCAAACTTCCACGTCCGGCATTTCATCCGCCTCCCTTCCTACCTCGGCAGCAGTGAAACGGCCAGCACCGACAGACTTGTAAAGCTGGGTGCGCGTCATCTTCCCGTGAGTTTGGAGAGCCTTACGGATCTTGTCTTCCAGGGTCAGCATTTCGCGTCGCGTGGAGAAAGCAAGCGCGTCATTGTGAAGCTGAGTAACACTCTGGATCGAGTAGTCCACGAAAGCCTTAGCCGCTTCGACGGCAGCCAACGGGACTTCCGTCCGCCGGTTTGCTGCTGTCAGAACACAGGCAACCCGCTTTACCTGTTCCGACGAACGCTCGAAGAAGGATGCCAGCACCTCCGGCAGTTTTGCGTTTGCTGTCAGGTACTCCCGACGAATCTCGTCGTAACGCTTCCTTGCAGGACTGCTGAGGACCATCACGCGCTTCTCTTTGCGCGCCCACTCATAGGCCAATGCAAGGGCCCTTCCGGGACGGTACTTATAGATTTCCCTGTCAGACCCTTCAGGTTCCGGAAGCACCTTGGACATTTCCACGGAAACGGGAAGGATCCGGTTGTACGAGCCTCCGAGCGCTTCCGTTGCGGAAATGTACTTGTTCCACGCACCCGGCTGAATGTGTGCGTGAAAGCCGAGAAGGGGACGTTCCACCATCTGTTCATTTTGTGTGTCTGACGCAGACTTGGCCTTCGTTAGGTTAGAGACGGATTTCCCGTCCCAGGCCGTACGGAACTGTCCGGCGAACGTCGGGCAACGGTTGGTTCGCCGCAACTGGTTTTGCCACTCCTCTTCCACCACAAGAAGTCGTCCATCAGGACCGTCCTCTTGCGTGAGACTTCGCTCATACTGCTGGTGCAACGCACTGACGAGCGAAGGCCCGGACGAAATGCCGGACCTTGTCCGCTGTCTAAGGAAGTCGCCTAGCGGCTCGTCAAGGATCCAGTCCGCGCATTCCTTAGCGGTTCCCTTACATCCGATGGACGAGCGTCCAACCAGTCCGGTCCAGACGACCGTAGGCCGGTCACCGGCCTGCACAACCTTTCCGTTGATTCCCGCAGAGAATAGGGCCAGCAATGCGGCGAACACTCCAATCGGATCAGCCTCTGTGTAAGGCATGATCCCCTGCACCTCCTTTCCCATGGGTCCGTAAGACATGGCGTCGAATCGACCCAGCGATTCCACCTGTTCCCCTTCCGCTAGTCACCTGCATTGCACGGTCACGCTTGTACGTGAGCGTCCATAACAAGGGCCGGACACCGGAGTGTCCGACCCTCACTAAAGCCGCTCAGTCCCGCCCGGTTGAGCAACCCATTTTCCGTTTTCCGGGTCACGGATGACCCGTCCGCTCTTTCCGATGATTCCCTCAGCCTCTGGGGAGATTTCGAGGACCGGACGTTCCTCCGCTCTTTCAAGTTCAGTCAGAAGCACTGCGATGGCGCTGTAGATACTGTCGACTTCTTCCGGCCTCACTCTTCCCCCTCGGGGCAGTCCTCGTGTTCTTCGGTGAGGCCCAGGACGATTTGAAAGGCGTCCGGGCTCACATCCTGATACACGGTAAAGCTTTTCTTGCAGTCACCGCACTTGTACGTGACTTCCACCCCAGTGGCTTTCCCTGCCATATCAGCTTCTCCAATGCTTCTCATAGCCCATGAGCCGGACCGCCCTGTCTGCCTGATGTTCCAGGATTGCGTGAAATTCCTCGTACTGTCCCTCGGGAATCTCATCCAACACGTTGTCTGTGACGTACTGGAACACGAGAGAAATCATGTGTGCAATGTTCTCTTGTGCTTTGAGCTTCAGTTCCGTACGCGACAGTTTATCCGTGGCCATGTCAGAACGGAATTTCCGTTTGATTTTCACCGGGCGGGGACACTTCCACTTCCACCCAATCGTCATCCCGGAATCCGTGAAACTCGCCCCAACCGCCCTGTTCGATGTATTCGCGTACCCCGTCTTCCGCGTGCACGTCAATTTGAACGGGTGCCGCGTACGTCCCTCCGTCAGAGTTCCGCTTGACCACACGGTCACCTGTCACGAGGTTACGTGCGCGGATGAACCGTGTCGCACCTACCGGCATTACGCCTCCCTCTTCCTTGGCCGGGCCTTAAGCGCGGCACGGTAAGCCTTGATCGTTTCCCGCTTCAGTGCCCGCTCAGCCCACCGAGGGTCATGGTAGCGGCCGGAGGCCTCCCCCATGACCAAAAACGCGAACTCAAGTGCAGCCACACGACGGAGGGCGGTAGGCAGCTCAGCGGCACCCTTGGCGAGCCTGTGCGCCGTCCCCACATCCTCCGCCCACGCCTTCATTGAACTCATTGCTCCCCTTCCCCGACCGGCTAGCTGCCGAGCAATGGGGGCCGCCTAACGGCGGTCCCCAAAGCTCACCCCTCTAGGCAAGTCTTTCGGGAACCCAGTTCCAGCCCCATTCATCGGAAAAGAACGCTGCCAGACTCACGGGATCCGTCGTCCAACCGCACCCTTGAACCGCATGCACACCGAGTGTGGCCCCCACAAAGGAGTCAAGGACTGCGCTCGCCAGGGATTCCCCCGGCATAGGGTCAAGGCTTTTCCCGGCCCATCGACCGTATTCCTTGCTCGTTTCCAGGTCACTGAGAACGATGAGGGCACCCTTTTCGTTGGCACGCCAGTAGACGTGCACCTTCAGCTCAAGGGGCTCCCCGATGATTCCGACCGCAAGGTGTGTGGCGTTTTCCTCGGTAAGGGTATCGCGGGTCACCTGCATCCCTCCGTGCATCCCTGAACCTGTGCCAATGGAGTAATGGTGGCGAACATCTTTTTTATGTGTCTCGCAATCAGACCCTTGCGGGTGCAGTCCCGACAGTGCGCCACTTTCACAAACCCGTCATCCGTCTGGACGTTAGCGGTACCGCCGCAGCTCACGCACTGATGCTTGCGAATGTTCAAAGCCATCCTTGTGCCGCCCTACTTGACTTCCATGGACAGCACCCGGTTTACGTGAATGTCTTCATGCAACCGCATATCGGTACGTGCGGCGATCCGGTCACCAATGCCCATCACGCGTCCCGTAACAACCACCTCCCCATCAAGGAAAGAGATGCACAGGTCATCGCCCGGGTACAGTCCTCGGAACGCCGCTCTGATTGTCTTGAGAGTGAGCCTCATTCTTGCCCTCCCCTTGAAAGTCCCTGAGCTTGCCTCTAGAGACTCACTGCGAACCCCGTGAGTGGTCGCCGCCCGTAAACGGGTGACCTTCTCACGGGCCTCACAGTCAAGCGCTAGCGGCACGGACGGCCGAAACCATCAACTCCGTCGTTGCACACCCCGTCCATGAATCCATCGTTGAACGCGTCCACCGTGACTCGGAAAACGCGGGTCTCTTCGTGGTGGTGCATGATGCCGAACACCACGAGTCCGGTGATGAGCGCGCTCACGAGTGCGATGAAGAAAGTACGCATATTCTTAGGCTCCCTTGATCTTGACTACGCTCGTTGCCACGGTCACCGCGACGATGACCAGAATTGCCAATCTTGCGAGCATTTCCGTTGCCCCCTGACGGCCGTTCGGCAGGGGAAAGAGCCATCCACAGCGTTCCCCCATGCCTTTGTCTTGCGCCTTACTCCGTCTCGTCTGTCAGTGACCCGAAACCCAAGAGGTCAGTTCCTTGACGTGGAAACGGAAGTGATTCTGTCCGGCCTTGTTGAGCCAAACGGGCTGCTTACGCAGCTTGTATGCCCCAGTGATCTCCAGGCTTGTGTGCACGGGAAGCCGCGCATCAAGGGGGTGCTGCAAAACCCACTTGACCGCCATGGAGGGGCCCGAGGCCTTGACGTTGACCCGAGCAAGGAAAGCCCTACGCGTCCGGTAGTCGTAACCGGAGACGTTCACGCGGTAGATACTCGTCTGCGGCGCGTCCCACATATCACCGGCTCCCTTCACGAGACTTGATCCACGGGCAGGTAGGGGAGAACGGGACCACTTCCCCGCATTTGTAGAGCGGGTGCTTGCGACTCGTGATACGCACAAACACTTCTCGCGCCGTTCCGGCACGGCGGGTTTCCTTGACGATCCCCAAGACGTCCCCCATCACGGACTCATAACGCACCTTTTGGTCCTTGTGCCACTTCCACATTGCCCATTCCTCACGGAACTCGTTCATGCCCGCGTCACCCTCCCACTTACGGGTGAGGCCTGAGCAAACGTGGTAGATGTGCTCACGCATTCCTTTGGCCACGTCCTCCCACTTCTTACCTCGGTAGTCGGACGGGATGTTGACGCGCTGATGTTCCCGCCATCCCGAATCCGGGTTTTCGTGGTCGTCCCTCACGTTCACCAAAATGTGATCCTCCTTGTACATCCAAATCACGTTGTACATGCGGCGACCGGACATGACGAGCAAATAGGATTCACCGTCACGAGTGGCGTACATACCCGGTATGACCTTCACTTGCATGCTCCTTCGCTCTGACGGATCGGTGTAACCGTTACCTGGTAGCCGTTCACGGTGGCGGTACCTGACTTGTATATGTCCGCCACGCACACCGTTACTTGCCCCTGAAAGGCTATGCAGCTAGCAAAGCCCCGAATGTTCAGGACCACATTCCCGAAGGACCTGACGGTCACGTGATGCTCATAGCCCCCCTCTACTTCCTTGAAGCACACGTCAAACGTGTCCCATGCCATGTAGGCGAAGTAGAAGGAGAACACGGGAGGCTGAAATGTTGCCTGCATTACCCCTCATGTGGTCGTACGGCCCTTACGGGCCCCGTTAAGCGCCTTGACGACACTCCCCTAGACAGACAGGGACTCAGACGCTTAGGGACTAGCCCACATGGCCGTGAGTATCAGTCACTGCCCATGCCGTAGTCCGGCCCTGTCGTGTTGTCCTGTCTGCCGTAGGCAATGCGTAATGCGGTCGCAGTATCCAGGCGTTCAACACTCGTGCATCGTTGATTGCCTTTCGGGCTGCTCATCAAGCGTTCAGCGCTCTTGCATTGCTGATTGCGTGGCATAGGAGCTACACCGGACATTGAAGATGCCGGTGGGGCGGACGCCCTCTCAGGCCGCCTACTCGTCGTCGCCTTGGTGGGCCGTTACCCCACCAACAAGCTGCTAAGCCGCACGCCCTTTCGGTACGCACGTGTTACTCATTGGCTCCCGTTGTGCTGCGGTGGGTACCGACCCCCGCCCGGTCCCCTCAGATCAGCGCTAAGGGACGCTCCGGCCTATCGGCTATCCGGTCTCCGGCACCGGACCCGTTCGCGCCTCACAGGGGCTGTCAGGGCCATTACTGGCCCTGATGTAGGTGTGTCGCATAGTCCCGACACTGGAAGACTCCCGTTTCCGGCCGAGTCACCATGCCCCGTGAGTAGGGAATGTGCTGCGGTTCACGCAATCACTCTGGGCATTTGGCACGCTGTTGAGTTATCAAGGAACGTAGTTCCGGCATTACCCGCCGCATTCACGTCCGGTTCACTGCCGCTCTTTCACTCCACCTATTTCATGACTCCCGCCCTGCCCCCGTCTTCGCTGAAGCCCTTTTCCGCTCGCCCCTCAGGGGCCGGTACTCGGGGCCGCTCCGGTTCGGCGCGGTTGGTGTTGCGCTTCCAATTAGGGGTTGTGTTGTGGTGATGCGCAAGTCTCGCCCCGCATGGTGGGTATTGAAGACGCGCACACGAGGACTGGGCACATAAGTGCAGGTCAGAGGCCCTTTTCCGTCAGCCTCTCCATGTCCGGAACAATGCATCACCACAACACAACCTGTGACCTGGCCGTTATGGCTCTGTGATATTTATAAAGGGCATGCATCCCATACCGGACATGGAAATAGAACGTGTTCCTGCTTGGCAGACGCGGTGTCAACTGCCGCTACACCACCTACGTCCACATCCTCTAGAGCTACTGAACAACCAATCAGTAGCCCCTATATGGCCTTGTATGTCGGATAGTGCGCCTATCCCTGCCGCTCTACTGACTCAGAAGTCCGCGCCTACCGACCGACTGAGCGGCAGGCCCCTGCCTCTGCGCCCGTTCTGTTTCTGTCGGCAGGGCCGACACCCTCGGCACACACGGCCTGTCACAGGCACTCGAATGAGCCTGATCTATGCAGCATTACGGACGCATTATTAATGTTCGGGCAGATCACAAATCAATAACAACAATGCAGCACTCTTGCTGCACATATACGGGGGTAATATAACGCGAATACGTCACGGAGAACCGCAGGAGCGTGTTCCTTCCACGATGTACGGGTTTCGTTATTTTCACAAAGGCGCAAGCCTCTGTGTGGCCCTGTGAGCCTCTGGGGCTGCCCGACCTTCCCGGAGCCACCTGGGATCGCTCACAGGCCCCTCCAGCCCCCTTTACGGGCCTCTTCGTCCACGCATGTCCGCCCAGATCGGACAGGCGATCTATGCAGCAAGCCTGTTGCATCATTATTATTGTTCGACGCGTCACACCGCTGTCCGGAGCTGGCCAAGAGGACACGTACGTTATTTGTGAGGGGGGTTTGGTATACCCCCCTACTGTTCAGTCTAAATCCCACTCGGGGGGGAACCTGCCTTGCTCTTTGTAGCGGGCCCATATGTCTGCCGCCTTGATCTTCAAAGCCATGGTTTTAACGTCAACTAGGTCCCACCTACACCTTCCTGGATGATTTTGGTAGGCAGTGCAGGTATCGCCGCCTTCAGGCTCAGCCTTTCCACACGGTTCCGAGACCATTAACCACTGGTTCGCTGCGTCCCAGCATAGGAACGCCTCCTCGTCCTGTGTCGAGGAGTCCCGCAGAAAAGCACAGTGGAACTCATGCCCATCGTTATCGAGTGCGCACTGAAGGTCGCCACAATGCGCCCACGATGTACGGTCATCGACCGGACTCGGAACCATTTCAGCAGCGGACAGAGTGAATTCACTTGGGATGGCGGATGCCAAACAACGAAACACTATGGCTCCCCTTTGGATACAGGAAGGCCCCGGCCACCCAACGGGGGATATGGGCGACCGGGGCCGAATCAGGGACCGCTAAGGCCGTACCGCGTTCGTACCACCGCAGATGGGGCACAGGTCAAGCCGAGGCGTAAGAGGCATCATCTGTTGCCGGGGATGATTCCGGCATCGGCGGCGGCCCCCTGCCTGGTTGCTCCTATACTCCTCTTCTTCCAGTTCCTTTTGGGTGCGAATGCGGTTGTACGTCTTAGCGGTCACGGTGTGCTCCTCTCAGGAGCCGGGCGGAGGTGTCGGCGGGTCGTCCTCGGGCGGTGGCACGGTGGGTTCGAAATCCTCGTCCGTCCCAGGACTGTTGTGCAACTCCATGCTGATCCTCATTTTCCCTCCCCTCAAGCTGTCTGCCGACCTTCGACCAAGGTCGGTCACTGACTTGACTAGCCGCAGTCGCAGACCACCTACTCCCACGGCGGTGCCTCTGGCGGGACTCGAACCCGCGACATCCACCCGCTACCCGGTGCTTCCCCACGAGGCGGGCGCTAAGTGGCGCTCTACCGTCTGAGCTACAGAGGCGTGGTGCCCTCGTCCGGGCTTGGACCGGAAACCCGACTCACGCGGCCGTAGATAATTAGCGGAGCCTGATGTTCGAGGGCCTGCTAGCCCACTCGTAAAGTCCCCCCCTGAGGATCGCTCACTTAGGGACTGCTAGCAGATGTGGTGCCTGCACCCAAGACCGGTTTTCAGCGCGGGGGGCGAACCGATACATCGGTCTTGGGTGCAGGGATCTATGGGCCCGCGCCCCAATATGGAGCCGAGGCCAAATCCCATTGTCAGGGTGACTCCCAGAACGAGCGTGGCGCCTAAGGCGCTCTTACGGGCTCTTCGAGGAGGCTTCAACACGGGTGTGTACTCCTGTGGTTCGTCAGAGCCACTTTCGCGCTCAGCAGCTCGTCTTGGGTCGGGGGACGAACGTCCTTCAGGCTTGCTTCCCATTCCCGGCCGCCCCCCAGAGGCCTGATCCAACAGGTGCTACCCGCCTTGTCCATGACCTCCCCGACCCGCTTCCTGCGGGTGTCTATGGCGGGCTCACGGATACCGGGGGTGACATTTTGGGGAGTGGTTTCGGGCAT